CAAAATTTAGAAAGATAGATACATTAGATTTTAGTAAGGTGTTTTTAAAGGTGGGTTTAAGTTCCACTTCCTATGGTGCTGCTGGTGCTACTTTTAGCTTTGCTTCCACAGGAGATAAACTAAATCAAGGAAACATAATATTTACTTCATTTTCGTTTTTAGAATATTGCAATAGTGTATATAGAATGTCTGAATTGGTAAACGTCGCGAGTGCAAACGCACAGCCACTGTCCTATGAACAGGACGACTATGCGCAGATGCCGGGTTTCGTAGAGGGTCCTTTTAAGCTTTTGTATAACAGTATATTATACGGGCTGTATAGCAGGTCCCAGGCCACTAGGTCGGTGGACGTGCGATCTTCTCTGTATAATTTTGTCGGCCCATGGGAGTCTTCATGGGTGATGGATGAGTCTGCATTAATGGACGACGAAAAGACAAAATACTTTACAAATTTACCATTACCGATGACGTCTTCCACTGAATCATTACCTTACCCGATAAATTATGCAAGAGATTTAATTTCTCAAGACGATTCAATCAAAAAGTATTATCTAAAAAAAGTTTCAGAAACACTTCCAAGTTCAGTTGCAGCTCACTTATATAATGATACCGTCATAAACGATAATACAGACTTCTATATAGAGATAACTAATCCAGATGTTATAGCATCTACCCTATCCTCTATCGGTTTGTTGTCAACTGTAAAAATAACAAATGTAGTTTTAGAAAATTTTCCATCAATTTATAGCTTATATAAAATACCAGATAAAAATCAAAAGCTTTTTGCTTTTACAGAAAAAAAATCTAATATGATACAGGTACCAGAGGGTTATGGACCGTATGTCCTCAGGGAAATGGGTGAGTACAAGGTAGGTGGTAGTAGGTCTATAAACACTTCCATTAGTCCTTCTTCGTACTTCAAATCTTATCCTTTTAGATTTGCTACAAAATATTCTAGAATATCAACAGAGGAAAAAGCTACAGCTTTTAACGGTGTTCAAAAAACTAGGTTTAACTTAACCTATAAAGGTACTGGAGAAATAAGATCTGTAAAAGTTTATGGATCTGTAACAAGACATTATGCTGGTATAAATCATTTAGTCACGCATCCTGATCCATCCCAAGCTGATATAGAAATACCTGGCACAAACGTTGCCGACGTTCCATGTACTTCTATTCTTTCGGGAAGACAATCCGTGCTAACTGATATAAGCGGAATAAATTTTAAAAATTTTAATTACACTTGGGATATAGATGTTGCTCAAGACGGTTATCCAGTAGCAACTTGGCGTGTTGGGGCAAAGCATCCATACGTAAGATATATAAAAATTATGATGCATGTAGCAGGGTTGTATAAGATGCTATTGAAAGCAGAAGATAACAACACATACACCGCTGCACTCAGCACCGCGGTAAAAACATTCCAGACTAAGTGTTCTACTGGCAATGTAATCGGTGGCGCTGCTGGTTTAGTCCCTAGAATCAAACTACTTTATCCACCAGATGGTGTTGTAGACAGCGAAACAAAATCTTTAATGGCATATGTGCTAAAATTTTGGCAGCAGAATGAACCACAATACTATCAAAGAGTTGTAGATCTGGCTGGGCAATATGCTATACCTCAGTTTCCAGCAGCAGTTTTTAAGCAAATAGATGTATCAGAGATTAATTCCGGAAGTCCTTTTAGAAGAATTTCTTTTACTGGTAATGTGTCTAATTCTCCTTCAACTGTAGAAGATTTTATATTTTTTAATATTCCACAACCAGAAAAATATGAGACAGTAAAAAAAATAAGAATTACTTTAGACAGTGCGCCTTGGAATAAGGTTATAGCCGTAGCATGTGGCTACTCAAGTACCGATCCAATTCAGGGTGGAGCAAAAAAAATTGCAGCAGCAAGTGTTCATACTTCATATAAGGTTCATAAAACTTTGAATAAAGCTCCAGTTAACAATATTATTGAGATAGATTTATCTGGAGTATCAACTAAAGATTGCAGACATTTTTATATAAGACTAAAAACTAATGGTAAGCAATTGGGTGGTAAGTATGGGGCATTGGCTGAGGGATTTGGCATAAAAGCAATAACGGCAGATATGGTCACCGCTAAGCTGTATCAGCGTCCACCAGACGATATCTCCGATGATCCGTTTAACTACACACTGCAGTACCAGGCGTTCCCAGATATTGTTGCTCCAGAATTAGATGAGTTAGCTACTTTCTGGCTAACAGATGAGAAGGGTGATCCAGACCCCAACCTTTCGTGGAGTAATGGTAAATTGGTTAGTACCCTAGACAAGCATCTATTGTATGCAACACTGCCTGATAAATTTTACGGATGGGATAACACTGCTAGTAAATGGACGGAAGATGTAGTAAATTTATTTGTGGTTAATCCAGATAATGGTTTAACGGAATTAACTTCTGTAATAAAATCCGTCAAAGAGGAGCCTAGAACAATAGCCTATAAGGATCAAATAGTCACTACGGACGTTTACATAAATGCGGTTGGTGATTTAACTGAAGATTTTTCAAATGTTTCATCTCTTTCTCCGTTATCGATTCAATATACTCCAGCGTATTTGTCTGGAAAAAATATTTTGCTAAGAAGTGTAAGCTATTCTTATTTGGGAAAAAAATATTCTAAAACATTTGACACACCAATTATAGCCAATGATACATCTTTAAACAAACTATTAAATGATTTAATTGTGCAGAATAAAAATGAAATAGATAAAGTAATGAACAATGGTATAACTGTTAACTTTGCTCAACCGTCTTTAATAACCCTTGATAAAGATACTTCTGTAGAATTATCTAACGTAACTTCTTTAATTGGCTCTACTGCAATTTCTCCTGCAACAGCAATTACAACTACATATCATGGCGACATACCAAGTCCAATACAGGGTGGCGTTGTCCAGTGCACGGGAATTAAATTATCTACGTCAGCTACTTATTATAGCAATTCACAAACATATATATCCGAAGAAGAAATAATAGATAATTATTCACTAATAACCGTAGCTGGTCAAAATATAGAAAAAGTTAGTTCTATCACGTCAAATGATGGAGTTGTATTATTGTGTGATTCTTCTGGAAAGCCAATTGGAATTCCATCTCCAGAAAATGTAAGGGCTGGTATAGTAACCGCTGCAGTTTATGACCCAAGCAAAAAATTTGATATTAACTATGGTTATGTTTCTATAACCAATAAGTTGCTAGAGGAAAATGGATTTATATATGGATTTTATGATAAAAAAGAAAAAGAATTTATAGGTAAATTAGTTACTTATGGAGAGTTAATAACAAGAGGAATAAATAATATATATATATCAGCTATGGCTTTTGACGCAGATGGGAATGTGGATACTTCTATCAATTACGTCGGTGCTCAAAGTACAAATTCATTTAAACCTGTAACCATTAACCCTAAAATGATTGCCCCAGTTTATTCGGTAAAATATAATAATTCTTCAGCAATAAAAATAGTTGATATGAATGAATCGGTAGGAAAGAACGAAGCATGGCCGCTGAAGGTAAGTGTGGGTTCTTTTAATAAAGAAATTACTTTATCTAATAAACATATATTTACTGATTGGAAATCAAAGTATATAAATCAGACGCTATATTGCACCTACGATACATCTGTTGGATCCTTTTCTGAGAATTTTTCCAGGATTTATGGTAGAGGCTGCAAAGATATAGTTAACGAAATTCCTATAGTTATTTCTTCTAAGAAAATAAAACTTCGTCATTTTCCAATCCTATCTGTAGCTGTCCCGGTGGAAAAAGATACCGATACTTTAATCCCCGCTATAGTACCAGTTGTAGATGTCTACATTAGAGCTGATCAAACCTCATCATGGGTAAAAATTCCTCGTACTGAAATTCTCGATATAGATGCAGAAAATGGTTATATAGAATTTGATAATCAAATAATTTCCTCTAACGAAAATCTTATCAAAGTTAATTATACGATTAAAGATACAGCGGCTTGGATATATCAGGTCGAGGGGCAAGAGGTTCCTCTTAATACATTTTTAAATTCAAAAACTATAGACGAGAATAAACCAATCTATATATATTTGTTGCCAACTAAAATAGATATCAACGATACACCAATGCATATATCAGATAATACAAAAAATGATGCACTTATTTCCGGCAGGAAACCATTAGTTAATTATGTTAATTCATATCCTGTTCATTTTACTTATGATTTTAATATTTTTGATCAGTACTCCTACTCCTATAACCCTATCGCCTTGATGCTTGGGGTCGTTTACATATCAAATTCTGATAAGAAATCATCTGTTAATATCTATGATATTAGAGTAAGAGGTGGAGGCATAACAGCAGACGCTCAATCCAGGGTAAGTATGGATCCAATCCATGGTTCCGATACTTATTGGGATATGTATTCCATTAACCCAAAGGCATACCCAAGGGGAGGGTATACGGTAATAAGAATGCCAGATTCAGTTAAAGACAATTTTAATGATATACAAGAAATATATGATATAGTTAATAGGAATATTACTGCTGGCGTATCATTTGAGATACAAAATCCAGATGCTATCACATGGAGTACTAAAACTTATGAATAAGTTTCTTCCAACTATAATCAACACATTATCCAAAAATACACAGTCTACAATTTCATCCTTAATCAGTGAGATGAAGCAAAGTAAACAAGATATACCCGGCCTAGTATCCAGGTTGAATTCTTTTAGAATTGATACAGGTTTTTCGACTACAACTATAAAGTCTTTTGATAAATTAGATAAACAAATATTGGTTGATATATTTAAAGATATAGATTTAAGGGTAAAATCTCATTACGCATCTGCAAATACAGTGAATTTATTAATTAATTCAATGATTGATATTTTTTCTTCTGAAATAGAAAAAGTAGAAAAAGATATTAAAACCTTAGAAACATTTATAGATAATTATGAATATATATCTGGTAAAGATGATCTTTTTAATTCTAATTATGTAGAAAAATTTGACAATTTTATGAATGATTATAGATCAGATGGATATAATTTTGATCTATTTGATAGAGATGGAAATTTATTTAGTTCTGACGGTAATGGTTTTATTGATACAAAATTGGGCCTATTTAAAATAGGTAATAGTATTTCAAGAAAAAATTATATTAATTTGGTAGATGATTATAGCATCACTACAAATTATGATCCATATAAAACTACTGATACTGGTTTTGAATCTGTATACAACGATGTATATACTGATTCTTGGAGTGTAACTGTAAAATCTCCATTCATTTTGACATCTAAATTATCAGGATACTCTAAATATATACCATATGATACAAAATATATAACTGGGGCACAAACAGCTATAGAGATAACACTAGCATATCCCGTAAGTATGGACTCAATAGTAATAACTCCTAATTCAGGAGAAAATTTACAGTTAATGCAGTTGGTTTTAGTTTCCGGTTTAGATCCAACTGTTTGGGAAGTAAATTCTGACCCACTAAATCTCGAAGACAATGATGATATTACCATTCTGCCGATTGAAGGGAATGTGGAGTATGGGGTTTTGTCACAGCCAAGAATAATAAATTCAAATACGGAAATTATGTTTACAAAAACTTCAGTAAGTAAGATAATAATAATATTAAATCAACAAACATATACTAGAACAAAAAATAGCCCAATAAAAAGTGAAGTCAATGGGGTAGGATTATATAACACCGCAAAAATTATTAAAACTATAAAGAATAGCAATACTGATAAGATTCAAAATCTAGCGTATAATGTGTTTCTAAATAATAATGATTATAAAAAAATTACAAGGAATTCATATAATAAAATAGATGATTATTATACGTATAAATACCCGTGCATTGATCAAACCTTCTCTTCAGTAAATCGTTATAATGATTACTTGTATGAAAATTTTTCGATGGATTCAACAAGCATCTTGCCAAATAATATGATTTCAGATCTTTTTAGAAATCTTTTTTCTACCGCCATCGGTGATAGAGGAGAAATTTTTGAGAATTCAGTTTATATTAATTCTGATTCAAATATAAATTCAAGTTTTAATTTTAGTAAAATGGGATTTCTAGTAACGCAAAATATAAACAATATTCCAAATCAAATTTCTGGTAATAAGCCACTAAAATATAAGTGGAAAAATGATCTACTAAAGACACTACTTAACACTGCAGATGTTGATGGCTATCAGTATTCATTCTCTATAAAATCAATTGATCTTTGTGAAATTATTCCTTCGGAAAATGTAAAAGCTTGTTTTGTGAGTAGGAAGATTCCCTTTAATGGTTACCCTATGGCGATCAAATGCAGACTAGTAAAGAACGCTAACGAATTTAATATTCTAAATCAGAATCTAAATCTAAAGAATGCGGTATCGTATGAGGTGTCCATCTCAAATGAAGACGTTATAAGAAGCGAGCAAAATTGGATACCAATTTGTGAATCTGGGGTTAGCCTTATTGATTCAGAAGTTTTATTTTTTGATGAGCAAAGCTTTTCTGCTAAGACCAGATTTCCATTAAGGCCGGATACATTTAAATTATATAAAAATGGAATACCCATAAATGCAAAAGAATACAAAATACTTCCATCTGGAGATATTATTTTGCAAAATGTTATTAAAAATTCTATTTATGTATGTTCTTATTATATAAATTTATCTTTATATGATGTGGATAACTTAGATTTTCTAAGGTTAGGTTTATTAAATGAATCATTAAAATCAGCCAACGATGGGAGTTCTCCTGGGGAATTGTTTAGTGGTACCGATTCATCTGGCAGAATTAAACTAAGTAATATGCCGTATGTTAATACGAGTGGTCTAGATACCGCAATATACAGTGAGCTAATCGGAACAATTTTCCAGGGTAATCAAAATGGGTACTCTCCGATTAAAGTGCTAATGCCAGACGGTTCTTATGCTATAAATCTAACGAATTACACTGGGAGTAACATCTTTCCGCAATTCCGCAATTCAAATTCCTTATATTATTTTATACAAAATGGAAGAAATATTATCTTTAATAAACCAGTTATTGGAGATGTTATAGTATCTTATGATTACTTGGCAGATACTATAAGGTTTAGGTTGATAATAAGGAAGAACATACCTGATACAACATATTCTGGATCTGTAGATGCGGTATTGCTAAAGGCAAAAACAAAAAATTATGATCCATATTATGATAAATTAACCAAAGTTATATCAAACAGTTAAGAACAAAAACATGACTCAACTTTCCCCAATAACATTAATATATGATCAAGTGGCTATTGCTATATCGGGCATATTAAATAGATACAATAAAGGAGAATATGTCACAAAAGAAGATATTTTAAATGATTTTAATAAAACTCTAGTCGACGTATATGAGAAGGTGAATTCCCCTAAATCGCAATTGCAACTTTTCACCAAAGGAGAACCGCCATCTTCTGTAAAAATGAATAAATATATTAACACTCTCATGGATGATATAAACGTTTCTGCTAAGCAATTAGATTTTTTAAGCGCTAAAGCAATAAGTGTTTTTAATTTATTTACTTCAGAAGTGGAAAATGAAAAAAAATATTCAGAAAGAATTTTTTCAAAAACAAAAATTCTGCAGTTGTATAGCTCTAGCCCAGCAAATGACATTGTATATAATGGAGATTCATTTGAAAACGCAGACTATATAAATTATTCTAAAGTTAATGTAAATCAAAATCCAATGATAACAAACGGTTTTGCAACTGTTCGTATAAAAAATGGTTCAAAAGCTTGGTCGCCAAATAAAGTTAGTGTTTTAAAATCTAATGGTTTTATAGGCAATAATAATGTGGCTATAAAAAAACAAAATGTTGTTTCTGGTTTGAATTACGAATACGATTTTTTTAATTCTCCAAGTTCTTCTAATGTTTTAAATATTGTAGATTCAAATCCAGCATCATACTTTGTGTACGAGGCATTAAATGTGGAAAAATCTGATGGTGTGGACAGAAGTCAGCTAGAGTTCAGCTACATAGTCGATGACACAACGCTTGTCAATGCAGAAAAAAATAGTTTAATTAATTGGTCAGAGCATGACATGAAAGAGCCCTTAGTGTTAGACCTTCTGATAGAATCTGGAGTATCTCAGAAGGCAAATTCTATTACGATACTTCCTTATTTTGATTCATCTAAAATTATAAAGATAAAAAAAATAGAAATTACTGATACTGCGGGTGTAACAGAAAATATTTTAGATTCAGAATTTTATATAGGTTTTTCTTTAGAATATTTAACTAACGAATCTTTCAGAAACTACTCTTTGAACTCAGGTACATTTTTCTTCTCTGAAAGAAACGTAAAGGAATGTAGAGTAATTATTGAGCAAGTTTATTATCAAGATGTAGAAATAGCTCATAATTACTGGTCTACTAATTATGAATTTGGAAACTTAGACAATAGCCCATTCCATGGGTCGTTAAGATTTAACCCAGAAACCTTGAGCAAGGATCTGTATCATAAAGTTAGCTATGATAAGACTCTCGTAGTGCCCATGTTGACTAACCCTAATATTTTTAAAAAAGACAATATCTTAAATCAAAATATTGCAGTATCTATATTATCAAATAACCAAAAAAATTCTTCTAGTCTTTCAGAGGAAACATTTTCTATCCCATTAAAAATTAACCAAGAAATTCTTCCAGCTAAAAGAATGTCCATAGGGATAAGGGATATAGGTTTATCTTACCAGGAATACGAAAGCACGGCAGAAATAGTTTCTAAGGTTTACAATTTTGATCTTCCAGTTGAATCAATAATGCTTGACATAGAAAGTAACCATAGTGTAATTGCGAGTACAGGTGGGTATATACAAGCTTTCATATCAGTAGATGATGGCGAAAAGTATATAGAGATATCACCTGTCCAAGAGGGGTATTCATACGGTGTTGTATCTGGATCTTCTATACCAGAAATAATAGCTTTTAATCAAAATATAGCAGAAGGATTTAAGCTTCCTGGGGTAATGTATCTGAACTCTCCAAAGGCTACTATTAACAAAGTGGTATATAATATACCTAAACAAGTAAAGAGTATAGTAGTTAAGCTTAGACTGGTAAAAGGATCTACAAATCTGGCTCCGATTATCTACTCTTACAAATTGGCAGCTAAGGTTAAGCAGATATGAACATTTCCACAGTGCAAAAAAGAAGACTTCTTGAGCATATTTATAAATCGTTTTATTCTAGTGGCGTAAAACCTACCGATCAGCAAATCAAAAAAGCATTTAGTGATTGGTTCACTACAAATAAACCAGGTTTTCCTGTAGGTATAGATTATGTGGCCCTGCAATCTTCCAGAGCAACGAGTGCAGATCTGCTTAACGAGATAATGATAAATAATTTATATAACATAGATATATTATACGATACAATTTTAGAGAATAATGATGAACTATTTGGCGTTGTTACTGCCCTTAATAGGATTATTGATAATTTAAAAAATAGAAGAAAAATGTTAGAATCTAAAATCGATGATTTATTATTTACAAATAATAATACTGATGGATATTTTTATTCATATACAGAAAATTTTTCTTCTATTTTAAATATTGATACTTTTTTTAGCACTGGATACGTAGATGTGGGTTTGGGCTCTGCTTCCATGAGCCCCCAGGTCTCTGGCAGGTATACTATTTTTGCGGTAGATAATCTGTCCAATTTAACTCCTTCAATATCACTATACGAAAATGGTGTTAAGGTAAGCTCAGTCGTAGACGCGACAGATTTTAATAATATTTTTGATGGGTTAAATGATACTTACTGGATGAAAGAACATCGAACAGTTGCACCAGTGCCAGTTTCTGTAGGTATAAGTATCCCAATATCTAGCAATGCTATTATCTCTAAGGTGGAAGGGTATCTATCCACGTCTTCTCCGGTGATAATACAATTGAGGGTCTCATATTCTGATGGATCTCCAGATGATTTTTATATTAAATCATCTGCATCTGATTATAGTTCTTTTTCTTTTTCAATTAAACCAAAAAATTATTCTAATATAGAATTAACAATGGTAAAAAATGAACCTGATTTCATAGACAATAATTCTTTATCACCATATGTTTACAGGATGGGTCTTAGGGATCTAATAATTGGCTCTAATACGGTCGCTAAGACAGGGACAATAGTATCTAAGCCTATAAGTCTTCCAGGGAATACTAACCAGCAAATATTTATTGATGCTGTTTCAATTTCCGTAGAGGAACAATTTATTAATGATGGTGTAATCCAATATTATGTTTCGCAAGATAACCTAAAGGCAACTTCTATATCAGATTTTAATTGGATCCCAATATCTCCTTCTGGTTCAGAAAATGCTGGTTTCCCTTCTGTTGTCAACTTTAATGGTTCAACAAAGAACATTGTGTATATCTCACAAACTCCAAAACAAAATCAGTTAGGGTTTATACCGATAAGCACAGATGCTAAAAATATTAACGACCTTAATCCTACTACAAAGATATATGCAGGCAAACAAGTGTATAGAATTGCGGCTTTAAGCTTAGAGGAAAGTTATAATAATCCAGTATTGCTTGGAAACGTAGACTCGTTCAAGCATTATTATACGCTTGATGGTGCTCTATCTAGGTACCAGGATACAGATACTTGGATTAAGGAAATCAATAGTTTAGACAGCAATCTGCTATCAAATAATTTAACTGAACAATTGGGCAATATTGCTCCGGGTATTAACTCTCCTTCTTCTGGTTATATAAAAACTAAAATTATTACCGATAAACCAATAACAATAAGAGGCGATGTAGTAAAGTCTATAAACAGTTTTAACTTAGCTATATATCTTAATGGATTAAATATAGCTAATTTGCCAGCAGGAAAATTAGATCAAAGTATTCAGTGGGATTTATTAGAAGGTTTAAATGAGATAGTTATTACCTATGATAAGCCAGTATCTGGGCCGGTATCGTTCAGTCTTATTGAGGGCGAAAATCTATCGACGTATGGATCTATCTTTACTGACTACTTTTTTTACTTGGACAAATTTAATTTTATGAATAGAAATATGGATGATAATTTATACTTTACAATTGACGCACCATACGGAAGGAAGGAAATACTTGCATCTTCCCCTATTAATAGTCTGTCTAGGTTTAGTTATATCTCAAAAGAAGCAGCATATGCACCTGCGGCCATAAGATATAGGGTCGATTTTGCTAGGTTTAATAATCCTTTTTCTGCTCCTAAATTAGATTCTTTAAAAATAAAGTTTAAACATAAAGACTTATAAAAATTTTTGATATTTACTACTATACTAAAAGGCGACAAATATGGCAAAAACATTTTCTAAAAAAATAAATAAATTATTACTTCAGCCAGTCTTTACTAAGAACAGGCAAAAATATAGGGGCCATAGAAGTAGTGTGGACGAAAATAGGGAAGCAAATTTTTTTCTAATAGACATCAATAAGATTAATAATTCTTTATCTAAAAGCGAATCAGATATAAATTTATTGTCAGAAAATTTTGTAGGCAATTTGACTAATTTGACAGATCAAGAATCTTTAAGTGATGGGTTATTCTATAATTTAACAGATATAAAAGTTTACTATCAGGATGTGTATGATATAAATACTCCTTCTGAAATTGTATTGAATTTAAGTAAAATGAACAGGCTATCTGCTATTGTATCAAGGATAGAAAAAAAAGTGAAGTTACTAGAGGGCGGCGTTTAACATGGTTGATATAATGAATACTAAGAAAAGGGATATGCAGTACGGTGGCCCAGTAGACAGCACTGATTATAATTCTAGAATAGAAGAGAACTATCAAGATCTATTGTATCTATACAATAAAGCTAATATAATTGATGCTAGATTAGCCGAAGCTTTTGAAAGAGTTCTAAAAGATCAATCAATGCTTTCTAATGCAATTGTCGATCTGTCCAATAGGGTTGCGGCAATGGAATCGGATGCTGGAACATTATCAATATATTCATTTAGCCAAGTGCAATATGCACAGTTCACTTCTACTGAATTTTCAATAGGCCCCACCGAATTGCTAAGCTTAGATCCATATTATAATATAATTACACTACCTAAAGTCCCCAACGCTTCTAGCTCTAAGGTTAAGTTCTATGATCCGACAAATGGACAAGTTGTGTCTGATATATTCAAGGCAAATGTGCAAAATAATTTAGGTGGCATAGATTCTCCTGGTGCTATTATCAATACAACTCCAGTCTATAACGCCATCTTAGATGATCCAAACAAAATTTGGAGCAGAACTGTAATCTCAGATAGTAACTCACAGGGTCCTGCCCAACTAATGCTTTATTTTAAATTGCCTTCAGAGTTTACTGGTTCTATGAAAACTAATTGTGTTAAATTAAATCCGTATCCAATGCATTCTGTAAATATTTATTCGATAGAGTATACTACAAAAGAGAACCCAACTTTGACAGACAATGATGGGTGGACTCCATTAAATATGGACTCGCTGTATGACGGCGATTACGGTGCAGTAGGATACATACCTCCTGGTGGTTGGACAATAGTCGGCTCAGATGAGATAAAGAATTCTGGTCCCCTTGCCTTCTATTTCCCGGACATTGAAATGACCGCTATTCGTGTACGCATGCATCAAAACAATTATTTTAAAGAATTAGATAAATATGTATATACTTATGGCTTATCTGATTTTGATGTTAGATATGATAAATTCTTTACATCTGGTAAAACTATAATTAATTTTAAGGCTCCAGCTGGTACATTAATAGGTTCCATAAATAGAGTCGATCCAATCATGTATAATGTCCCCTTGAGTATGATGGGCCAAGCGTTTTCCTATAGGGTGATATATCAAGATGGGGGCAACTACTCTACTAATAATCCTGGTGCATCTAGTGAAGTTTGGATAGAAATTACGCTAAATATGCTGGAAGACAAAACTGCACCAATATTGTCTGACCTAGTCATTGATTACGATCCTGTCTGATCTTTATTTTATTTGATAAATAAAGGTTTGAAAAACAATATATATTTTTACTATATATACATCAAAGCTATATAAGGAGATTCAATAATGGCTACATTTTACGTTGGTCCAAGACCTGTTTTGGCGGGCCAAAATACGAATAGCATGGTTAACCCATATTACACTATGACCGGTAAGGCAAAGGGCACGGGTACCTATTCATATTACCCACTATATAGCACTAGTCAGATACTCCGTGGTGGTCCGGACAACGCACATGTTCCAGGTACTGGCCGTCATCCGGGTAACGTTCTTCTGTCACAACTATTCACTGGCTCAACATTATATGCTGGTACAACACCTTTAGCCGGAACATTTGCAGACGGAACAGCAACATACGAAGGTGCAAGATTCCGCCCCTTTGAATACAAGGGTATCACCGGAGCAAAAGCTCTTGATGGTGGTCACGCCAAGCGCGTAACTGCCTACAGTCTATACACCAACTATATCTTTGACGGTGTTACATCTGCAAATGCATTCGCGGATATGGGTCACGCCAAGCGCACAACTGCTTACAGTTTGTATAATAATTATATTTTTGATGGTGTACCAAGCACAGAGGTTATCAAGGGAAGTTATGGTCAACCAAATACAACTACCGAATATGGTAGAGTAAAACCTAAAGAGTGGAAGGGTGTTGCTTCTTCAAAGGCATTGTAATAAATCATAAAATACGCAGTAAGTAAACTATCATCATGCTATACTAGGTGATACGGAAACCGACGCTCAGAAATGACATCAAGACGTCCCGCCCGAAAGGGCGGGATGATCTTTTTCCGGACTTGTTTTATAGGTTTTGATAATTTTATAAAGGATTATAAATGTCTTTAGATGGTTTACAGAAAGTAATCAATGAGGATACAATACCTATAGACGTGGCAGAGAAGTATCTAAACATATTCTTGGGCCCAACTGACTGGCGAAAGAATATAAATAAACTTTGGGAAATTTCTGGTTCCAAAACTAAGTCTGAAGAATCAAGAAAATCTTTTATGAAGAGAGCTATCAGCTGTGCAGTTCTGCTTCCGTACACCGAAAAAAGTATAGTTCCATCTCCACCAGAAAATCTTTTATTTTGGTGCACTGCATGGGTGCAGTTTAATGAAAGAGATTGGTTTGATCTTTTTAAAAAAGTTATAAAAGAAGATATTCAGATAGCAAATAGCAGAAACAAAGCTATACTATTAGGGGTCATAGATCCTATAGATGTATCACCGATGAATAGGCAGGCCTTTAATTGGTTATTTTCAAAAGCCCAAGAAAGCGGTGGACTGGACAATGTCAATATCGAAGAACTAAAAAATAAATTTGCTAATATAGTTAAGTCATATGGTGGCGCTGTAGTATGTAACATGTTTGTTAATCATAAGAAAAATGTTAACAGTGTTTTTAATTGGAGAAGTGGGTATTTTTTTGAAAGAGAAATACATAAAGTTTATCCAATCCAAGATATACTTAAAATAAAAAATATAGAGATTCAAAAAACAAATTCTAAATATATCAAAAAAGTTAATAGCTAGGAGAAAAAGTGTCAGAAGAAATAGAAAACGGCAATCCAGATCTTGTTCCTATGGCAAGCAAGATGCCATCAATGTTCATGTTTAAATTAACAGATGATTTTGTAGCGAGCTATAGAGATAAAAAGCCACCATTTGGTTATAAAGATGCTGGTGGAAATTCTGTGGGTGAAATAACTTTCTTGCGCACATACTCACGTCTCAAGGAAGATGGGACAAAAGAAACTTGGGTTGATGTTTGTGAGAGAGTAATCAATGGAATGTATTCTTTGCAAAAAGATCACTGCAAAACTAACAGACTTCCCTGGAACGATGCTAAGGGGCAAGCTTCAGCTAAAGAAGCATTTGATAGATTGTTTAATTTGAAGTGGACTCCACCAGGTAGGGGTCTATGGGCTATGGGTACTAATATAGTTAATATACAAAAGAATTCAGCTGCTCTACAAAATTGTGCCTTTGTTTCTACATCAGAAATGAATAAGTTTAATCCAGCAAAACCATTTGCATTTTTAATGGAGGCCTCAATGCTTGGTGTTGGCGTTGGATTTGATGACAAAGGTGCTAATAAAGATTTTATAATTTATCAGCCAAAAGAAAAAGTAACTCATGTAGTTCCAGACACTCGTGAGGGCTGGGTTGAATCCATGTCACTACTTCTGAATGCGTATTTAAAAGAAAATCAACCAAGTTATGAGTTTGACTATTCTCAGATCAGACCAGCTGGAACGCCGATTAAAACATTTGGTGGAGTAGCTGCTGGGCATGAGCCATTAGAGAAATTGCATATCTATATTAGAAGAATGTTCGATGAGCGAAAAGGTGATAAATTAACAAAGCTAGACATAGCTGATATAGGCAATTTAATAGGTGTATGTGTGGTATCTGGTAACGTGAGAAGATCAGCGGAATTATTAATCGGGAGTATAGATGACGATGATTTTCTGAACCTTAAGAATGCAGACAAATTTCCAGAAAGAAATTCGTATGACCCCAATTCTCCAGGGTGGGGTTGGATGTCAAACAATTCTGTTGAGACTAAAGTTGGAAGTGATTTAAGTAAAATTGTTGATGGGATTGTGCGCAATGGTGAGCCAGGTGTATTGTGGATGGATCTGTCTAGAAAGTATGGTCGCCTAGCTGACCCACCAGATAACAAGGATTGGCGAGTAGCAGGGTATAATCCATGCGCAGAGCAATCTCTCGAGTCCTACGAGTGCTGTACGCTTGTGGAGACCTATCTAAACAGACATGACAACTTAGAGGACTATAAGCGCACTCTAAAGTTTGCATATCTTTACGCTAAGACAGTTACACTACTTCCCACACACTGGGAAGAGACAAACGCGATAATGCAACGTAACCGTAGAATAGGTGCATCTATGTCTGGTGTAGCTAATTTTGCTGACACTAGAGGACTGCCCGCCTTAAGAGACTGGATGGACACGGGTTATAATATTATAAAGAATTATGATCGTATTTATTCAGAGTGGTTAGGCATACGTGAATCAATAAAGATGACAACAATTAAACCTTCTGGTACAGTATCTATATTGGCTGGTGAATCTCCGGGTGTTCATTGGACTCCAGGCGGAAAATACTTTATGCGTTCTATACGTTTTGCAAATGAAGATCCGATGCTTCCACTATTCCGTATGGCTAATTATTTAGTGGAGCCGGCGTCAGAATCACCAGACACTACTTCTGTAGTTTTCTTTCCAATAATGTCTGAAGCAAATAGGGCTGAGCGTGATGTAACTATTTTTGAAAAAATGTCTTTAGCGGCAACTGCCCAACGCTATTGGTCTGATAATTCAGTTTCAGTTACTATATCTTTTGATGTAGAGAAAGAATCTGAACACGTAGAAACTGTTCTGCACATGTTCGATGGTCAGTTAAAAACTGTATCTTTCCTACCTAGCGGGAACAAGACCTATCCACAAATGCCGTACACTCAAATAACAGAGAGTGAATACAAGGATAATGTAGCTAAATTATTCCCGATAGATCTTTCTGGAGTTTATGCTGGCATGGCTTTTGACGCGATAGGCGAAAGATATTGCACTACTGATTCATGCGAAATTAAATTCATAAAGGATAACACTAAATAGAATTCTTGATGGTATAATATAAGCATGGATACAGATAATATAGTTTCAGTTTTAGATAAGGGTTATGTAAGACTGGTTGACGTTATGGGTAGTGATCTATCTATTGTAAACGCCGCTAGAGTTTCCTTTAGTAAAGAATCTAAAGAGCTATCTAAAAAAGATGTTCATTTAATTGATTTTTTAATTAGGGAAAATCATATGTCTCCTTTCAGACATGCTTGTGCAACATTTGAGTTTAAAGCACCGCTTCTTGTTGCTCGCCAACACTGGAAATATGTAGTGGGTTCAGACCATACTATGGATTCTTGGAATGAATCATCAAGAAGATACATCACTATGGAGCCTGAATTTTATGTACCTAGTTCTGAAGATTGGCGCCTTGCACCAGATAACAAAAAGCAAGGATCTGGTGGTCCGATAGGGCCTTGGACCGGTGCTGTTTTAACTGATGAGCTCATAAGATACATCGAGCAAGGCGAGGCTTTGTATAATATGGCTATGTCAAATGAAGTCGCTCCAGAACAAGCTAGACTATTTCTGCCGGCCTATGGCATGTATGTATCCTACAGATGGACTTGCAGTTTACAATCGATAGCGTTATTCTTAAATCAAAGACTTAGCGATGATGCTCAGTTAGAAATAAGAGATTATGCTAGAGCTGTAATCAATTTAATAGAGCCTCGTTTTCCAATAAGCATAGGAAGTTTGGTCGGTAAAGCAAATGTTTAAAAATATAATTTTAGCCCTAGTATTTTCTATCTTAATGAATTGGTGCATCAGTATGCAGATGCTTAACCAAGTATCTCAGAGTAAAAATATAAAATTTATTGCAGTTGCAATTGCTGTAGTAACAGCATTTATTGCTGGATACGTAATCCTACTGGGGTTATAGTATGCCTGCATCTAAACTGAATTATATTGTTGTATATAAAAACCATAGCCAAGTTTATGGATCATCTAACCCCAAAATAGCTTTAGAGTCTCCTCCACCTGAAGGATTAACAGAAGCTGATAAAAATATATTCTTTGTAACTTTTGAACCAGATTCAGATAATATTTGTTTATACAAGTATAAAGAAGAGTTACCAGATAATCTAGATGTAAATGATGTTGCACAAGTTAAGCCTGGTAGAAAAAAGAAGGTAGTATGAAGATTGTTAATAAAAATAATATTTTTTATGGAGTTGCTATTGTAGGATTAATTTCATATCTTTTTAAAAGAGAAGATATAACACGCTTGCCTAATTACGCATCCCTTTCTCAATATAGGAATAGGTTGAGCGAATTTTATTTGCAGGAAGATATAGATGCAAGAATGAAAGAGATGTGTGAATACATCAACCATGGAGTAAATTCAGACGATGCTTTTTCGATGGTTATCCTGGCCTCAAATATAGAAAAATTTTAAGATGATAGATTTATGTGTAGTAAACTATAACACTAGACCGTTACTTCAGAGACTACTGGATACACTCCATGCAGAGGTTAGTCCTGAAAGTAAATTTTGGAACCTATATATTGCGGATAATGATTCAGCAGATGATACGGTTGAATGGCTTAGGGAAAATGATAAGAGATATCAAATAGATAGAATAGATCTAAATAAAAATATTGGTTATTCTGCTGCAATTAATAAGCTAGCTTCTAGAGGCGACAACAGCGTAATAGGAATTTTAAATGCGGATGTATGGTTTACTAACGAAGACATCAAGAAAATATGTCAAATTTTTAATCAAGAACCAGATGTGCATATTCTTGGGCCAAAGCAAAGAGATGAATATGGTAACATAAAACATGCTGGTATAGTTGGTACCAATACAGCTCCTAAGCATAGGGGCTGGAATGAGAATGATCCCGAAGATATACTCTATAGGGATAGGGTTAACTGTGTTACGATTTCTGGATCCGCTTATTTTATTAGGAGATCAATCTGGGATGCATTAACCAATGATGAAGGGTATAGAAAGATGTACCCCGAGGCAGTAGGAGCCTTCCTACCAACACCTCATTACTACGAGGAGACTTGGTGCTCTTACTTCGCACGTCATCGTGGCTACAATGTAGTCTACGACGGCAGCGTATCAATAGGCCACAGCTGGCATGCGTCATCACCAAAACCAGGTGAGGGTTACAGTCATGCTGACGCGCAATTCAAAGTAAGCCAATCAATATTTCGCAATGCTTGCGATCAAATAGGAATAGAAAGAGATTAAAATGTCAGATCAATTTAATGTTTATTTATACAACGCAGAAGTAGTTAAGATAGTCGACGGAGACACATTCAAGATTAAGATAGATCTTGGTTTTGAGGTTCACATTGGACCAAAGAGTGTCAGATTATATGGCGTTAATACACCAGAAAGCCGCACTACAAACTTAGAAGAAAAGAAGATGGGCCTTGCCGCAAAAGAATTCACTGATCAATGGATCAAGAAAGCTAACAATAAAGTAAAGATTGAAACCATCTTAGATAAGAATGAAAAGTATGGTAGAATTCTTGCTAGAGTGTGGAACGAAGCTGGCGAATGCCTTAACACGGAAATTGTTAAGGCTGGATTAGCTAGAGAATACTTTGGTGTAGGCGACAAAACTTTTGAGGAATTTAAGAAGGCATAATGCAAACTTTTTTACCATATCCAGATCTCAAAGAGTCAGTTCGGGTATTAGATTATCGTAGACTTGGAAAGCAACGCGTAGAAACTTTCCAGGTCTTAAATATCTTGCTTGATAGAACTCCAACAAAGGGGTGGCGTAACCATCCGGTAACACTGATGTGGTCCGGGTATGAGGCCGCTTTGCAGATGTATCAGAATTACACAATTCAAGAATGGATTGATAGGGGCTATAAAAACACAATGCTTTTTGAAGAGTTTGACTTAAAAGATTTAGTCATGCCAAAGTGGTTCGGCTTAGAAGAATTCCATAGGTCGCATAGATCAAACCTATTGCGTAAAGACTATGAATACTACTCTCAGTATTTTAATGAAGATATAAATCTAGAATATTATTGGCCACCGAAGGAAGTATGTAATGCAAACTAAAGTATTTTTATCTGGAGCAATAGAAGAGGTTGGTATATTTGCACACGGCTGGAGAAATGAAGCTGTAAAAATGTTAGCCGATAGAGGCTTTCAAGCAGTTAACCCTATGGATTATGCATTAGAGGAGCAAGGGTGTGAACCAAAAGAAATTGTAAGTAAAAATATGTTTTTGCAAAAAAGCTGCGATATAATTTTGGTAGAGTATACGATACCTAATAGGGCTTATATAGGAACTGATTTTGAAATGACTTGGGCTTATATGAATAACCAACCTGTAGTAACTTTCGCAGATAAAAGTTATTTAAATAGAGTTTATCTAAATTTTTTATCGACTAAGGTTGCATTATCCCTGGGAGATGCTGTAGAATATATATGCAATACATATCCATCAAGTAAATAAACAAAGGAAAAAAAATGGCAGAAAATAAATTCAAGTACTTTACAGTTACAACTACATCAATTGTCAAGGCAGCAAATAAGACAGAAGCCGAAAAAATTGCCAGTGGCAGTCGCCGCAAGGTAGCCGGTGTTGCTGGTGAATTAATTTTTAAAGATGTAGAAGTAGAAAGAATCACAGCCATAAAGGCTCGTGAGCAAATCGAAGGATAAATTCTATTCAATTTAAGGGCAACGGAATAAAACCGTTGCCCTTATTATTTAAATCTGGAAGTATATAATGCAAAAAATAATAGCACAAATGGTAGGAAGAAATGAAGCCTCAAGATTTTTGCCCGAGGTTTTAAGTAGACTAAAAGAACAGGTCGACGAAATAGTATTCACTGATGACTGTTCGGATGACGATACCGCTTCAATAGCAAAAGACTTTGCGCATGTTTATAAAACCCCAAAGCAAATGTTTAATATACATGAGGGCAGACTGAGAAGGTACGCTTGGTTAAACCTTGAAAACCACGCATCAGAGGGTGACTGGATAATAGCCATAGACTGTGACGAGATGCTGTATAGCTCTACCAATATAGATACTATTGATATTAGAAGCATCTTGAATTCCTCAGAAAAAGATGTAGTTAATGTTAGATTTTATCACATGTGGAATAAGGAGCAGTACAGAGTAGACAAGTTGTGGGCTCCAAATAATAGTACGAGAATATTTAGATACATGTCAAACGGCACCTTTAGGGATAGAGCCCTTGCCTGTGGCGCTGAACCCACTTATGTCCTTGATTGGTATGGGCAAAGAAACTATTGGCCTAATTCGACCCTAGTCATGCAGCACTTGGGTTACTTGCATGATGCAGATAAGAAGGCTAAGTTTGAAAGATATTCGAATTTAGATGGTGGCAAGTACCACAATCTAGATCATATTAATTCTATTGTTGATGAAAATCCAGTTTTAATAAACTGGGGAAATTTCGGGATCTAAAAATGAAAAATCAAATACAAGCATCTATTGAGTTGACTAAATTAATGAATGGAAAAGAAAAGTTTGCTTTTCTTAATATTGCAAAAGCTTCTATAGTTTCCTTGAGTAAGAAGAATGATAATAATATACCAGCTTCTTTTAACAAAGAGATTATACGTTCTATTAATCTAAACGATAAAAGAATTATTAAAAATGTTCCAGACGCTCTTGCAGATGAGATCGTAAATAAAAAGCATTCCAGTATAGGGATGGTGGATGACGGAAGATTTTTTACTCCAAATTTATTTGAATACTATTATGAAAATAATAAAGAAGTATATGATGCTATCTTTGAATTCTATGTAAAAAATACAAATAGTGTAGTTATTTCTTTTCATGATAAAAAAACAATATATAAATTTATGGGTTTTAAAACAAATGTTATAAATGTTTCTTTTAATAATTATCACAATAAGTTAGATGAAACATTTGAAAAATTAGCTGCCCTTGAGGGTAAGGTCGAGTACTGTATTATGGATTGCTCTTCTCTTGGTCTTGCGCTCAGCAATTCTATTTGGAACAAACTAGATATGTCTATAATAGATCTTGGTAAAACTATTAGTTACTCAAGAACTCATAGCGTGGCAGGGTGAGATGCATGGGAAACATAAAAGCAAAGATCAAGATGATATTGAATTTCTTAGGGATCTTTTACTAGAAACATCTTTATCTATATCTGCCATAGCTAAAGAGCTAGGCTGGACTGTACCAGCAGTTAACAAAATTATAAATAGCATAGGCTTAAATTGGCTTAAGGATAGTCGAAAAAAAATGTCTAGGGGTCAAACAGCATTAACTGCGTGTTTGCAGAAGCTGCTACCGGGCGAAAAGATAGTTAATGAATTTCATATAGGAGATAAATTAAAGCTAGATGTTTACTGCCCTAAGTACGCCATAGCTGCAGAGTATCACGGAAGACAGCACTTTTATTACACTAGTAGGTTTTTTGATTCAAAGTATGAGTTTGATGAGGCTATTAAAAGAGATGAAAAAAAAGTGCAATGGTGCAAGGATAACGGAGTAGCACTAGTTGTGTTCCGATATAATGATAGTCTTACAGAGCAATCTGTTTTTGATAGGTTACTAGAGTGCATAAGAACAAGCCCCTACAAGGCAAAGAGTAAGGACAAGATTAAAGTTTCGGATACTCCAGCATACAAGATTGCAAAGAAAAAGAATTCAGAATATAGAAAAAATGTGTATAAGTCTATAAAAGAAAAACGTAATGACAATAGAAACAAATGAAAACATAAAAGACAATACTCCTTTAGAGTACCAAATATTCGCCCTCTCCCTTAGGGAGAAGGGCGCTATTGAGTATTTTAATGAAAATTTGCCAGAAGATATTGTTGGAAGTATCCATGGAGAAAAAGGCATAAATGAGTTTTACGTTGCCTTGTTATCTTTTTATGGCGCAACACAATTAGACATAGTAGATCCAATAGCTTTTAAATCTTGGCTAGAAACAGATACAGATATATATGATGCTCTAGGTGGTAACCCTGGAATAAATGTAATGGTAGATCTTTTGATGGGTCTAGAGTTGTCAACAAAAGAATCTGTTGGAGAACTAGTAAAACACAAAGCTAATAAGCGAAAGCAGATAAACTACCTGCATGAATTGCAATTGATACTGACACAAAAAGGTCAGAAGACTGAAGAAGATATTGCTAAAATACAGACACTAACTTCTGAGATTAGAGAATTAGAAAACCAAATAAGATATAATCCATTAGATAAATTAACAACAGCTTTAGATATTATAGATAGAGTAGATTCTTTATTAGACATCCCAAATTTTATTCCAACTCAATTTAAAGCTCTAAATAGGGCTATGGGATACACTGACAACGGCGGTTTTTTTAGAGGTGCAGTACACGCCGTGATAGCTGCATCGGGTAAGGGCAAGAGTACGTTTGTTAAATGTCTTTCTAATCACTGGTTGGACAATGGTTATAGAGTTTTGTATATAAATTTTGAAGAAGCTACTGGGCACTGGGAGCGAATACTCATGACCCAGATTATAGAAAAGAATGTTTATCTAGAAGCATCAAAGTGGTCTCCTGATGAAAGAGAAAAGTATTTAAAAAAATTCAAAGATAAATTAACAGAGTGGGGGGATCGCTTAATGATTAGACATGATCCAGACACTCCTTATTTTGAGGATCTAGAATTTTGGCTAAGAGATATAATAGGGCACAATGTTAACATGCCGGATGTTGTTATCATAGATACAATACAATCCATGTTTACTAGGGGCGGTGGTAAGGGCAAGCCTCGTTGGGGTGAATTTGAGGAGATGATGGTTAGATTAGAAAAGCTTGCTAGAGATATGAATTGTGCATTAATAATAACAGCACAAGAAAATGCTAACAGAATGAAAGAAAAAAGAGAAGTAGTTCAGCAGTCTGACACTGGTGGATCTTTAACTATCCAGCAAAAATGCGCAGTAACAATATTTATTACAGAAAAAAGATTAGCTACAGATGATGAGACCGAGGACGAAAACATAATGCAACTACAGATACCAAAAAATAGAATTACTGGCTCAGCGTTCTTGTATGATCCACCATTAGTAAAGTATGTAGATTATAAAAAAACATACGAAGACTATGATCCAGTTACCGATGATTCTTATGTGTCTTCATCTTCATTGTTGGATGATCTTCTTAGTGGAAAGGATTTTCACTAATGGGAAATATATCTGTAAATTCAATTAAAGATTTTCAAATGTGTGAAAGACTCTACGATTATAGGCACAAGCAAAATATACCAGAAAAAATTTATGCCAGAGATATTCATACCCAAAAGTTTGAGTCTACAATCCGCGGTATAATGTGCTTCTTCTTTTTCAAGAAACAAGGAGGAATAATACCATCGTATGCTTCTCTGCTTAATAGGTGGGAGAAGAATTGGTTTCCAAAAAATACAAATTCTTACGACATAGTTACAGAGCAACATGAAACCGCATACGGTAATACAGCTAGCTTGACAGCAAAAGCTGCAGGTATTCTTCTTCTATTCCATGAAATGTATGCGGACTCTCCATATATACCTGTGGCAATAAGCGAAGACTATAACCTACCTAAGGGTAAGCTGAACATAGAGGACAAATTTGATATTATATTTCTCCATAACAAGAAATACTTAATTACAAAGTTTATATTTAATTATAAATTTAGTAACAGAGACTTATATAGAACAGATTTCTGCACACTATATCAAGCGTATCTTAACAGACACCCAGAAAGATTTCATAATGCTAGATTTGGATTCATTGACCCACTAAGCCAGGATATAGGTTTTAATGAATTCCAATTAAGAGATGAAGATCTTAACTACTTTGATTACTGGTGTGATAAGATAGAAAAAACAGATATACTAGTACCAAAACGCGGCTTAATATCGTATTGTAAGAAGTGTCCGTTTGATGAGCCATGTTCTAATTGGAACGAATGGAAAAAGGAAATTTAAAAAATGAAAAAAAGCATACTAGATGACATCTTAATCCAAGAGGAAAATCCTCCTTCACTTGGTAAGGAAAATGAGATACTTTATCCATTGCTGGCAGAAATAAATATGATTATAGATGAATCAATAAAATCATTTATTAGATCTATATTAATGCGCAGTGAGATATTCTGGAAGATACCATCTAGCTTTTCTGGGAAGTATCATCCGAGTGATGAGCATGGTGTAGGCGGTAATGTAATCCATACTAAAAGAGTTGTGCGTATAGCCTCGCACATGTGTGAATCCTATTCTTTAACACAAGAAGAGAAGGATATAGTTATCGCTGCGTGTCTCATACATGACCTTTGTAAGGGTATAGATACCGATGGATCAGATAATCCATGCTATGATCCCATGCATCCTTATACGGTTGGGAAGTTTATAACTTCATGCCAAGAGAAAGACAAAAAGTTTGCTAGTGAAGCAGAATCTTCTACACTTTTTTTGTCTGAAGAGATAGTCCAATCCATTTTAAGGTTAGTAAGATGCCACTTAGGTCCCTGGTCTCCAATACCGGAAACTTACCCTATAACATATCTGGATTATATAGTTCATTTATCTGATAATATTGCATCTAAAATACATCTAATTATTCAGGATAGTGATTTGATAAATCCGAAATGGAAAATAGATGGACCTAGAACAGAGAATTAAAAAAAGATATTTTCTTATAAAGAATATAGAAAAGATAATACAAGAATCCGTATACTATAGGAACAATAGCAAAAGCATAGATATATCCACTAGACAAGTTATAGGCAGCATTAACGATGTCGAATATAAAAAAAAGATACTATGAAAATACCAAAAGAAAAAGATAAATATATAAATGCATGGCAGTTGGTGGAGACTGCTAGGTACGTGCCGTCTTTATCTAGAATCATAAGGGATAAAGAGGGCGATGACCCAAAGCTAATATCAATTTTTGATATAGAAAATTATAGAAAGCAGCATAAAAATAATGGTTTGTATACTTCTATTTGGCATTATAATTCCAAGGATATTGAAAGCACTATCAGATTAGGTTCCCTGTATTTTGATTTAGACAACGCTGATCCCAGCAAGTCTTATCAAGAGTGTATGGTGCTATACGATTACTTGATACAGTATATTCCAGAGTGCTCCTTGCTTATATATTTTACTGGTAAGAAGGGCTTTCACATAGAGTGTGAAGCACTAGCCCTAGGGATCAACCCTTCTAACGCACTCCCAAATATATTTAGATACATAGCTACTAAATTAAAAACTGATTTAGGCATAGAGTCGATAGATTTTAGCGTGTATGATCCAAGAAGAATGTGGAGATTACCTGGCAGCATGCACCAGGAAACTGGTCTTTATAAAAATTTAATACCTAGAAATATATTATATACTGATTTTGAATCTATAAAAAAATATTGTGAACAAATTCAAGATAACGAAGTTGAAGAGCAATCTTTTAACCTTAAAGCAAATGAATGGTTTAGGCAATTCACTTATGATATGGAGCTAGATAAGGGTAAACCTTCTGATTTTTTGAGCCACTTTAATAAACATGGATCATCAGCTTTTAAGGAGCTAGCTCCAACGGAAAAAGAATTTACACCTAAGGTTTTACTAAAAAACTGCAGTGCAGTTCTCCGACTTGTTGAACAAGCAAAAGAAAAAAAACATCTTGAACATGAGGCAAGACTGTTTTTGTGTTCTATACTTACATATAATGAAGAGTCGATAAAGTTTCTTTATAGCATACTCAGCGTGTGTGATGACTTTAATTATGATAAATCAACTAGTCACATAAATGATTGGATAAAAAGAAGACAGCTTGGGATAGGTGGTAGACCATACACTTGCGATAGAGCTAATTCAGTCGGCGTAGGATGTGGAGATTGTCATCTAGACAAAAAAAAGAAATGGATTACAGTTGGGAATAAGTACATAGAAAGTAGTGAGGAGTTATCCCCTTCGCCTATAAGGTTCGCCTATAAAACAAAAGGAGAAAACAAAAATGCCAATTAAAGATGAAGATGATGTCATAGGAGTTTGTACTGAGTGTAAGTCGGATCAGCCGATGGGGTATATGTATAATAGCCCGTTTGCGCAGGCTGGACAATCTGTACCATGCAAGTATTGTGGTGGAGTAGTCGCGATTGTTTATAGAGAGATTAGAAATGAGTCGCTTGATAACTCAGATTCTGGAAGAGGAATTAATTAATTTAATACAATGAAGAATTGGACGAACTTACATAACCATACTGTTTTCTCCATGCTTGACGGGCATGGTCGCATAGAACAATACCTTGATAGGGCTAAGTCTTTAGGGATGAAGGGTATAGCGACTACCGATCATGGTAATATACATTCATGGTTAGACTTCTATGATGCAGGGATTGCTTCCGGCGTAAAACCTATTCTTGGTTCAGAAATGTATCAAGCAAGAAAAAGTAGGTTTGATAGAGATGAGGAAGAAAGATCGGGCCCATCAAAAAATGAATGGGAGCAAAGAGGTCCATACCATATAACTTTATTGGCTAAAAATAAAATTGGTTATCATAACATAATCAAAATGTCGTCTGAAGCTTTCACCGATGGCTACTATGTAAAACCTAGAATTGATCATGATTTAATCTCTCAGCACTCAGAGGGCATTATAGTTCTTTCTGGGTGTCTAAACGGGGAAGTATCCCAAGCACTGCTTAGAAACGATTACAGCACGGCATTAAAGCATGCTGCTGCTATGCAGCAGATAGTCGGGAAGGAAAACTATTTCATAGAGATAATGAACCATGGCATAAAAGAGCAATTGGCTATTATCCCTGATTTAATAAAGATAGCAAATACTATCGGGGCAAAGGTAGTGCCGTCTGGAGATTGCCACTACGTTCATCAGCATGATGCAAAGTCGCATGACATAATGCTGTGTGTAGCTACTAACTCAAATGTTAATACTCCAAATAGATTTTCTTTTTCTGAAGATAAGTTTTACCTTCAATCATATGAGGAGATGGCTTCTGTATTTTCGGAAGAACATTTAAAAAATACAATGCATGTAAACGATATGGTTGAATTGGAATTAAATTTTGGAGAAATACATTTCCCGGACTTTCCAATTCCAACAAAGGAATCGTCTACAGAATACTTTGAAAGACTTGCGTGGGATGGGCTTAAGCTGAGATATGGTAACCCACTTCCTCAAAATATAATAGATAGAGCTAATCATGAAATAAAAGTAGTAAAAGAAATGGGATTTTCTGAATACTTTTTAGTCGTTTCAGATCTAGTAAGATGGGCAAAAGATAATCACATAAGAGTTGGTTGGGGTAGAGGTTCTGCTGCTGGCAGCGTACTGTCTTATGCTTTCCAAATAACAAACTTAGATCCTATTAGATTTGGTTTAATGTTTGAGAGATTTTTGGTTGAAGGAAGAAAGTCTATGCCAGACATTGACTTAGACTTTGATGATCGACATAGGGATAGAGTTATTGATTATGCTCGCACAAAGTACGGCCAAGATAAGGTAGCACACATATGCACGTTCAATAGAACTGGTGCTAGACAGTCTCTGCGCGATGCAGCTAGAGCACTTGGCTATGATTTTATATCTGGTGACAAAATTGCCAAGCTAGTTCCTCCACCAATACTGGGGATTTCAAAAGGTCTAGCTGAATGCATGGATGTTTTAGAATTTAAAGCAGAATATAATCAAAGCACAGATTCTAAATTAATTGCGGACACGGCATTTGGGTTAGAGGGTTTAGTGAGACAAACGGGCATCCATGCAGCGGGTGTAGTTATATCCAAGGGACCTTTAACTGATTATCTTCCAGTGATGAAGAAGGGGGTTGATGCACCCCTAGTAACCCAGTGGGATATGGGTAGGGTTGAGCAGTGCGGTCTTTTGAAAATAGATTTTCTTGGATTAAGAAATCTTGGTGTCATAGATTCTTGTCTTAAGTTGATAGAAAAAAATAGAAATATAATTATAGATATAGAATCAATACCATTAGATGATGAAAAAACATTCGACGAATTATGTAGGGGCAATGCGGCTGGAGTTTTTCAACTTGAGTCTACATCTATGAGACAAATGATGGTGGGGCTACAACCTCGTAGTATAGAGGAAATAATGGCATTGATATCACTCCATAGACCAGGCCCGATGGGTTCAGGGATGGATAGAGAATATATAGATAGAAAACATGGTCGTAGCAGAGTTAGATACGATCATCCTAAATTGGAAAATGTTCTTGGCCCGTCACTTGGCATCATGCTTTATCAGGAGGACGTCTTAGCTGTTTCTAGAGAGCTAGCAGGGTTTACTTCAGCAGAGGCTGATGATCTAAGAAAAGTTATTGGCAAAAAATTAATGGAAAAAATTGCCAACATGAGAGAAAAGTTTGTCCAAGGATGCGTATTAAATAGCGGAATAGAAGATGGCTTAGCCAACAAGATATTTTCGGATATTGAATACTTTGGTGGCTATGGATTCAATAGGGCGCATGCTGCGAGCTATGCAATGATATCGTATACTACGGCTTATCTAAAGACTAACTTTACGATTGAGTACATGGCTGCTTTAATGAGTTCTGTAGTTGGTAATAAGGAAAAGCAAGCGGTATATCTTTCTGACTGTAGGAAGATAGGCGTTGAAGTCCTACCGCCATCTATTAATTATTCTGGTGTTGATTTTGAGGTAGTTGGAAAAGATTCTATTATATTTGGTTTATCAGCAATAGATGGCATCGGGTTATCTATCGCTGATGCAATCGTTTATTCTAGAGATATTAATAAACCTTATATATCTCTGCATGATTTTTATAGAAGATGCGATCCTACAATATTAAAAAAGTCTACATTAGAAAACTTAGCTTTTGCTGGAGCGTTAGATGAATTAGTGGCTGAGCAAGATATGGAAATAAGCAGAAGAATAGAATTAGATGTTCTGGAAAAAGAGAGAGAAAAATTAGGCATTTACGTTACTAACCATCCACTTCTTGGTATATGGGATATTCTAAAGAATCAGATTACCCATGAAATAATTGATCTAGATGAATGTCAAGGGGGAACGTCTGTTAAGGTGGGTGGGATTATAGTCTCTAATAAAAAAATGATGACTAAAAAAGGTCAAAAAATGTATAAGCTAGAAATAGAAGATATAAGTTCTAGTATGGAAGTTATAATATTCCCCAAGATTGCTAAAGATATATCCGATGACTACTTTAATTCTGGTGACATATTCGTCATCAATGCCTTTCTGAATAGGGAAAACGATGAAGAGAATTCTATAATAAAATTATTTTATAATTCTTCCGAAAAAATTGATTCAAAAATATTCTCAGGTGGAAAACCAATAGTGATCCAAGTTAAGGGTGATATGTCGCAAACAACTTTTGAGAATATATATAGTTTAGTTTCTGTTAACAAAGGGAATAGACCAATTTTTTTAGAAATTATAGATAATAATCGTAAATTTGTATATAAATTTGATATACTTGGTTCAGATAAAATTACACCTTTAATTGATAGAATACTAGAGCTGGAGATATAAATGGCAATACCTGGAAGCTTCCAAAATCCTTCACAAAAACCATGTTGGTCCTACTGTACGTCATGTAGTAGATGTGAAAATAAAGGCAGATATACAAAGTGTAACGGATGTAGTGGAAGATTTGATCCCAAGGGAATGATCGAATCAAATGATGATGACTTTTGTGATTGCAAAAATGGTAATCTGCGTTGGACACCCAAGAATGGTGGAAGAAGTTTTATAGTTAAGTTTAAGAGTAACCCCTTCAAGGCAAAAGTGCAGTACGAAAAAAGATCCCAAGATGAAAACGATTGGGATTCATATGTTAGAGATATGAGAGAAAAAATGAATGATCCAAATTGGAACCCTATAACTATAGTAGATGAGGACTAATATGATTAAGAACGAAAATGGAAGAATGAAACTTAATGACATAGGACTTGTTGAGTACGAGTCTTTAATTGATGACGAAGAAACTTTTTTCCTTCAGTCTGGAGTAGTCGGTTTTAATGCAACTAAACAGGAGTTGCATGATATATACGGTTTATTGAATTACTATTTCAATATAGATTCTATAAACAGTACTGTTATTTCGTTAAAATAGGAGGCAATATGGCTTGGCCATATATCGAAGATGATTTTATGGAGATAGGTGAAACTGGTTGGGTATCCGCCGGTCACGATAGATATATTAATATTAAAACTGGTCACACAATAGACGAGCACGGCACAGAATATGACCCAAGTGGTATAATTGTAAAAGAACATAATCCGGAAGAGGAATAAGTGGGAATAGCAATAAAGTCAATAGAAGATTTAAACGATTTACAAAAATTAACTCTATCAGAATTTTCATATTCGAGAATAGACACCTATACTCAATGTCCTTCTAAGTACTTTTATTCTTATATAAATAAAGAGCCTCGTTTATTTGGCGAAGCGGCTACACTACGGTAATATAGTCCATGCAGTCTTAGAGGCTACGGTCGACAACGTAAAGGCTCTTGATCATCAGGAAATGCTTGAGGAGTATGCTGCGAGTAAGCTTAAATTAGATCCCAAAAGTCAGATATCTGATGAATTAATATCTATTGGAAAAACTTTAATAGATGAATTCTATGACGAAAATATAGACACTACCTTTAATGTATACAGTAAAGAATATGGCTTTAATTTTATAATAGGCAACTACCTAATAAGGGGTTATATAGACAGGATAGATCTTGTCGGAGATAGAGTTAATATTATTGATTATAAAACCGGCAAGTGGGAAGTAAGCCAAAAAGGAATCGCAGATAATCTGCAGCTGGGGATCTACGCTCTAGCTATGTCGCTACTGATGCCCGGTAAAGAAATTTATGCAGAGCTACATTACCTTAGATCAGGTAAAAGAAAAGGCCACCTGTACACTCCTGAAGACATAGAAAACGTTAAGGTAAAATTAATTTCTTTGATAAATAATATCATTGAAGATACATCATTCGCACCTACATCTAATGTTAGGGCTTGCTCATATTGCGACCATGCAAAATCTGGTTCGTGTGGTACTGGTGCGTTTAGAAATAAGAAATACGCTAGGGCATAAAAAAGTCCAAAACCATTTTGGGCCTAAAAATTTTTTCCCTATTTTTACCTATTATAGCAATCTTAATAGTATGGGTATACAAAAAAACCCCCTCCACCAACTATCGGCGAAGGGGGTTTTTTAAGGTTTATTAGAAAGCTGAATTAACGTCTAACTCGAAGTCAGTGCCGTCAATTTCGGTTACAAGCTTAAGGGCTGTTTCTTGACTATAACCGTAGTTATTGATCAATGACTCAATTGCCCCTTCGTTTGCTGCCTGGTGCATGCTGTCTAATAGGATTCTTGTTGTTGTTGTTGTGTTTGTCATAGTTGTTATACTACCTTTTCTTTTGTGGTTTTGCAACTTAATAGTTGTTTTGTTTTTTTATTTTATATAGAGTATAATATAAGTATTAAGGTTAGTCTGCCCTAACCCGGGTGGTACATAATTTTGCGGATATAACGGAGTAGAGGTTACACTATGGAGAGCACTGTTGTCAAGTCTAGGGATTTTTTTCTTTCTAAATCAAAATTAAAAGCACATCCAAATTTTAAAAAAATTAATATTAAAAAAATTGATGAAGAAATAATTGAAGATGAGATTAAAAGGCCAGCTAGAACAGGAAATGCATACAAGCACACTAAGACTGGGTATAGAAAAGATATAGATCTTAACGTACGTTCTAATTGGGAAGCAAATTTTGTTCGAGTACTTAACGCATATAAAATCAAATTTGAATTTGAACCAACTGTTTTTTCTTTTCCGATAAAAAGAGGCGTAAAAGGTTATACTCCAGATTTTTATCTTACCGCAACAGATGAATGGGTAGAGATGAAGGGTTACTTAGATAGTAAAAGTAAAACAAAAATTAAAAGATTCAAAAGGTACTACCCTAAAGAATTTAAAAATTTTACTTGTATTATAAGCAAATATGCAAAAGATGCAGTTGAATTTTTAAACGAGTTAGGCGTAGCTAATATTATTTATTATGAAGATATAAGAAACGAGTATGCAGCGAGCATAGTCTACTGGGAAGGAAAATAAATGGCTGCATATAAAGAGCAGTATTACACGCTCGAAGAGCACGAGATGCAGGAGTTAATAGCCAAAGCAAAAGGCCGGTGACCATAAAGCTAAGTTAGAGTTGCTAAAAGTATTCAGCAATTTCCTAAGTAAGTATGTTGCCTTGATCTATTATGGTAGATATAATTTAGCCGACTATGATATTAGAAGGTTCATAAGTCTTTTTGTAAAAAATCCTTATGTTAGAACTTCTTTGATGAGAAATAAATTAGCTAAAAAAGACCATAAAGAAGTTTCAGACATAATGGGTGGTATAGTATACATGGCTAAACGATACGGAGCAGAGGAGGATATTCGTCAGACTATAGATGTAACCTTCTTCCAATGCATTAATAGGTATGAGAAGAAAGATTCCGCAAAAGGACCAATACCTTTTAGCCGGGTTCTTGTATAGTTATTTCTTTTATCTTTTAAAGAAAAACGTAGATATATTTTTAATAGATCAATTAGGAAGAAAAACATTTCCACTCATTGATGACGACGCCGATACAGATCCCGATAGTGAAAATTTTCAAGTAGGTTTTAAAGCTGAACCAAAAGAATATTCTATGGAATCTTTGTTGGCAGCTGAGGATATAGATGAATCTTGGGTGGCTGGAGATAATAATTTTCCACCATTTGATAAATTGACTATCCAAGAAAGACAGTTGATAAAATGGAGATATATAGATGGTAAAAGATCAAGTGAAATATCCCTTAAAATAAATGAGCATCCCAATACAGTAAGAGAGCATTTAAAAAACGCAAGATTAAAATTGCAAGAAATAATATTAGATGATCCAGAAATGGCTGGGTTAATAAAAGAGCTAAATTTAAAAAGGAAAGATAAATGAATAACCAAACTCTAGAAAAATTACAACAGTTATTATCCGACTTTCTTGGACCACAAATCCAGGAAGTAATAACATCCTATGCTGAATCGGGATCAAGTAATAAATACTTCATAGAGATACCAGACGAAGATACGATAGATCTTGGACTTGATAATCTTGCATCTTTGGTAGCTAAAACTTCAAATGTTTATGGTAGAGCCGCAAGATTTGCTGGTATGGCTAGAGCAAACTATAAGCTTATGGAGGGAAAATACAAGAAAAAATATAAATCTTCTAGGATTGGAAAGAACGAAGCAGAAAGAGAAGCCGCCGCAATGGAGGCAGCTGAAGATGAATACTCTGCTCTTATAACCTGCGAAGCAATATTGAGCCTAGCAGAATCTATGGAAGGCGCAGCTAGAATAGCTTCTGAGTCTGCCAGAAAACTAATGGACAAAGTGCAATCAATGCAGATAGCTGCATCTAGAGAAAGTAAAGGTCATTATCTCGAAAGTGATTTTACTACATATTAGAGGAGATATATATGTTTATAGGTTATTATAAAGCGGTTAATAAAGCCAAGGAATTTTATTCCCAAAAAAGAGAAAATTTAGATTTTCCAACACAGGTAGAATATAAAGGTGAAAGGTATCTCTTGTCTGCGACGCATATGGCGAATGGTATTACCCAGGAAAAGAATGTGCTAGATAGAGCAACTGAGCTGGGAATACCTTGCAATGTGAAAGTTGACTAATGAACTTTGAAGTATTTTGTGATGGTGCATCAAGGGGGCAAGGTCAAAAAAAAGTTGGGGAAGCAGCGTGTTCTGTTGTCGTATATAAAAATAGAAAAAAAATAGCTCAATTTTCAAGAGGGCTTGGTCCAAGAGGGAACAATGAGGCTGAATACGAAGCGGTTATAGCTGGTCTTTTAATATCTGCAATGGCAGATTTAGTAGACCCCATTATATATACTGATTCTGCGGTTGTCGCAAATCAAATATCTGGAAAATGGGAATGCAAAAATAAACTTTTAATACCATTGTTGATGACGATAGAAGATATAAGATCTGAGTATAATTTTAGAATATTACAAGTTCCTAGATCTTTTGTGTGGGAACCTGATGCTTTGGCAAATGCATTTTTAGACGAATTAGAAATTAGAAACAAACAAACACACCAATAAGCTGATATACTGTGTATATGAAAATATACGATCATCACAATCAACCTATTATTCTTGGTCTATCCGGAAAAGCTGGAAGCGGGAAAACATCTGTAGCAGAATCTATTATTCCTAAAGGTTCTATGGAATTAGTAAAATATGGAGTTTTGTGGGACCATATATTTTACGCATTGCCACTTTATGAGATGGCTTCTATTAGAAGAAACATAATTGGCATTAATGAAGAGTCGAGAAAGTTGCATGCACTTCATGAAGTATTGTATGAGGTTTATGGGGGGAGTTCAATAGGCAACATGCCGCATTACGACATCTTGGTAAAAAAAGTAAAAGAAATATATAATCTTCCAATAGACTTAGAAGGCACAAAGCCTAGAGGTTTTCTCCAGCAGGCTGGTGATATTTGTAGGGAGTTTGATAGTAACTGTTTCTCTACATGGGGTATTATTAAGGCCAATAAATTATATAGACAGTTTATTAGGCGCTCTGAGGATTCAGATAAATACTCCGACACATTAACGCCTATGTGTATTATTGTTTCAGATGTTAGATATAAAAATGAGGCCTTAAGTATATTGAAGCAACCAAACGGATTCGTTATCAGTTTTGATGCGGACAAAGATACTTTGGATGACAGATTGATAAAACGAGACGGCCAGTTAATGTCATCGAATCATTCTGGCCATAGTTCAGAGCAAGATTGTGATGAGGTAAGATCATTAGCATCTGCTATAATAGATACAAATAATATGAATTTACAACAACAGGTAGAGGCAACTCTTGAGTGTCTCGGAATAGGATCGTTTACAAATGCCTAAAATAAATGAAAGTCCAGCAGAACAATCGTTTAATCCAATTATGGATTCAGCTGTAGCTACTCACCAGAAGGTAACTGTTACGACAGACCCAGTTCTTACTGTGGCTGTGGGCAGAAAGGTAAATATCGGCAATTTTGAGAATATAGATATTTTTGCCTGCCTTACAGTCCCCCTCTCTGGCGTAGGGGCTTCTGATATAGATGCTCTTTCTGAAGCAGTCAAAAAGAGTGCTGCAGAAGCTTTTTCTTTGGTCTCTAGGGAAACTGGAGAGAGATACTCTCTAATTAAAGATACACAGCAAGGTAAATAGAAAAAAAATACTTTGCAAGTTACTATATTGCATAGTATAATATTACTATTATTATTCAAACCAAATACAAACAGAGGTAAAAATGTTTAAGAAAATAGCAGGTAAAATAAAGTCAGCCCTTTTTAAGGCACAGAATATACAGGCAGATAGCGCTATGGCCAAGGCACAGTCTAAATTAATCGACGGATTTGTTGATCAAGCAGATGTGGTTGCTGATATTGCTATGGTAGCAGCAAATAATGTTGTTAAAAATGCTAAAAAAGAAGCTACAAAAGCTGTGTCAGAAGCCAAAAAGAAAACAGCACCAAAAGCTTCAACTGCAAAAACTTCAACAGCAAAAGCTAAGCCAAAAAAAACCACTAAATAAATAGCTATGTCTTTAGCTAAATTTAGAAAAGTTTCTAAGAGTAATTCAGCACCTGTAAAAGTTTTAGGTGAACCACCAGTACCGAAAGAAAAAAAATAATGGTTATGAAAAAAAGCATTTATATAGCTGGTCCTAGAATGGGGCAGAATAATTCTATGTACGGCATTGAATTAAAGAAGACATCAAAGCCAGCTAAATCATCTAAGGTCGGTAAGGGTAAGGTAAGGAAGAAAAAGTAATGGCTAAAACCGCAGCTTGGACGCGCAAAGAAGGCAAGAATCCCAAAGGTGGACTCAACGCCAAGGGTAGAGCTTCATACAAGGCCCAGACAGGTGGCACCCTTAAACCACCAGTGTCAGCCAAACAAGCCGCCAAGTCCCCCAAGTCTGCTGCACGCCGCAAATCATTCTGTGCCAGGATGAGCGGTATGCCCGGCCCTGCAAAAAAACCTAACGGCAAACCAACCCGTAAAACGTTGGCACTAAGAAAGTGGGATTGCTAATAATATGGCTGATAAAAAACCAGTTTGGGATCAAAAAAATCCAAAAGCTAAATCTAAAAAACTTGGACCTAAAGCAAAAGCTTCAGCAAAAGCAATGGCAAAAGCTGCTGGACGTCCTTATCCAAATTTAATAGATAATATGAGAGCTGCAAAGAAGAAGAAAAAGTAATGGCTTTTTACATAAAACAACAAAAAAACAAATAGGAGAATAAAATGGCAATGAAAAAAACAGCAAAAGCGCCAATGAAAAAGGCAAAAGCACCAGCAGAAAAAGCTGGCATGACAGCAGCACAAAAAAAGCTTCCTCCATTTATACAGGCGGCAATGGCTAAGAAGAAGAAGAAGTAATTTAGATTATGTCAAAGTATCTACAGAATATAGTATCTATTACCAAGGAGAAGCCAGGCAAAAAAACGGCATCTGCTAAAAAGGTAACTGGCTCTAAAAAAGCTAGAAAAAAAACCCAAGAGAAATAAATCATAAAACCCCCACCCCTAAAGGTGGGGGTTTTTTATGTATAATCATGGTTTTTTGGTAAATAAAAGTTACTAATATATAAAGCCATTTACTCTAAAGACAGGATTATATTATGGGCAAGGTCGCATGGGACTACATTGTTGACGTTAAACTTCCAGCAGATTTAAAGGGAGTAACACCAGGGAAACTACCCGCTAATCTTTTAGTATCGGTACCCGGTGGGGGCAAGCTACATAGACTTGCAGCCAACGCATGGATGGCTATGGTAGCCAAAGCTAAAGCTGAAGGCGTTGAGTTAAAGCCAACTTCTTCACGGAGATACTTATAGGACTCTAGAGCAGCAGCTTGCTGGCTTTATGCAGCGCTATCAGTTGGCAGAAATTGCCGGCTCGAGCACAAGAACTTATGAAGGTAAGAAATGGTATCTAAAAAAGGGCAATGCCCCCCTAGCTGCCCCGGGTTCCAGTAAGCATAACTTACGGAATTGCAGTTGATGTCAGTGATGCTGGCAACCCTAAGCGTCTTAATTGGCTGATAGCTAATGTCAAGGATTTTGGTTTTTCGTGGGAGGTCGTTCCGGAAGAGCCATGGCATTTGCGTTATGTATCAGGAGATAATGTTCCAGCGGCAGTTGCAGCGTTTACAGGTGGAGTAGCACCAATTGTCAACCTAAACACAACACCGCCCATCCATGACCACAAAGCTCTACAAGAGGCTCTGAAGGCCAAAGGGTTCTATAAGGGTGAAATCAACGGTGCAAAAGATGCTGCGACAGATGCAGCAGTAAAAGCATTTAAGGTAGCCAATAAGCTAGCAGCAGATTCTATTGTTGGACCGAAGGTTAAAGAACTGCTTGGCCTTAAGTAATGTTTGGGTCTGAAACTCTTATTACTCCAGCGGCCGACATGACCAACTGGCAAAATATTATTGTAGCTTTAATTACCGCAAGCAGCCTTATTGCAGTAGCATATCTGCAATTTGTTTATAAAGCTGGAAAAAGGCGCGGCGAAGAAGCAAAAGCCGAATGGGTTCAGAACAAAGCAGACCATGCAACTGTTGTATCAATGATTCAGCAGCTAGGTAAAAGCCTCGGCCGCTCAATTGACAAAACAAATGATTCTGTTGATAGAATAGAGGGTAAGCTTGATACCCATATTAGGGATCACGCATTAGGTGGATTTGATATAGATGATGTAAAGTTTAAAACAGGAGAAAAAGTTAAAGATGGCAAGTAAGAAATCAGATAAGAATTGGATTGCTGGAGCGATTAAAAGACCGGGAGCTTTTACGGCTAAAGCTAAGAAGGCCGGTAAATCCGTAGCAGGTATGGCAGCTGCTGTATCAAAGAATCCAGGTAAGTACAGCCCTCTCACTCGCAAGCAAGCTTCTCTTGCAAAGACTCTTAGAAAAATTAGTAAAGGAAAATAATCCATGCATTGCACAAACGAAAAACACCATCAAGGTAATAGTGAAGAATGCTCATCAAATAATGATAATCGCCAAGATAGAAGAGAGCAACATTTACACGTTGTAACCCCTCACAACATGCATTGGCATATAAATAAGCAATCTTTTAAAGGATGGAGTTTAAATTTTCTATATTTAGGGCTACATATTTTTGAAATTTATCTTATAATAACAAAACTATAAAAACACTTATCTTCTCATAAGATGGTATACTTATGGGTATGAATGTTTTTGAAGAAATTTATGATTGAGAATAATTCTTTTAGCGGCTTCATGCCAATGGTTAAACAGATCACTGTTTCCCAAAGCACAGCCATGCTAAACACTGAAGGCGAATTAATCCACGCACATTCTTTTGTTGTTAATACCAGAGAAAATAAAGATTTTGTTTTTAGTATAACTCAAGAAGATCTAACAAAATTATATTTCCTAATAGGGAAAGTTTTATCGGGTTAACATGGGAGTTAAATTACATGGTGGCGTAGGTATTGGGGCTGTACCTAAAACGCCATCAATACCTAATGGTCGCTCAACCAATGAGCTGCTAGTCAAAATACCAGCAGCAACATTACTGCACTACGGGCATCAACTGGGTTATCCAGTAGCCTACGCTCAAGAGCAAGATGGGCAATTAATACAGAATATTGTTCCTGTTCACAAAACTGAATACGAACAAATTTCTTCCTCATCAAAAGTTGAACTGGCATTGCATACGGAAAGTGCCTTCCATCCCTATAAGCCGGATTATGTTTTGCTACTTTGTCTAAGGGGCGATCCTAGTGCGATAACAACTTACGCAAACGTAGAAGATATTGTTGAGCTATTACCACTCCAGGTTATAGAGACATTAAAAAAACCTTGGTACAAAACAGCAATAGACGATAGCTTCAGATCACACGGTGAACTACAGCAAGAGTTTATTATCCCGATCTTAAGCACTGATGGTAAAAATTTTACAATTGTTTACGACAGCTTCTTTATGCAGGGGATTAACGAATATGCTCAGTTAGCTTTGTCCGAATTAAATTCGGCTATACAAAAATGCACAAAAGAAATTGTACTTAAATCTGGTGATCTATTGATTATTGATAATTCCAATACAATACATGGTCGTAAACCATTCCAACCACGATATAATGGAACAGATAGATGGGTACAAAGAATGTTGGTAAGAAAAGAATTACCACCTAAAAATCAAATAGAAGGCAATGTAATCACTACTAAATTTGGAGCATAAATGGATATTGATATACAAACAAAAGATATAGCAGAATTTCTCAAGGTACCAGAAGGGTATACTAGACAGAGATTAGAAAAAGGATTTCACTACAATCATCATGAAGTAGCAAAAGATTTTAATGATGCTAACACAGATGTCAATAACCCAGATTCTTTGTTATCCTGGTATAGGAATACGGACTCTTATATTTGGGAGCTTTCCGCCTACCATCTTGATCCCGGGTTTAACTACTCTGGTATGTGTGAAGGCATATCTCTAGGACTTGTGAATTCCGGCAAGAAAGATGTGCTTAGTATCGGAGATGGAATTGGTAGCCTTTGCATTAGGATGGCCGAAGAAGGTTTGAACCCAACATATCATGATCTAAAAAATAGCAAGACTGCAGGTTTTGCACAGTTTAGATTTAAAAGAGGTGAAACATATAGGAATTATAATATAGAAACTCTTTTTACAGATAATTTTGAACCCAAACTGGGTAGCGATTGCTTTGATGCAGTTGTGGCTCTAGATTTCTTAGAGCATGTTGTTAACGTTGAAGATTGGGCGCGTGCAGTTTTTGCTTGCCTTAGAAAAGACGGTGTATTTATACCCAACAATGCATTTGGTATTGGGGATCTAGAGCACGGGAACTCTATCCCTATGCATCTTGCTATTAATAATAGATTCGAATGGGACTGGGATCCATTGTTGGTAGAGATAGGATTTGTTAGACATGAGAATAAACAGTGGTGGATTAAGCCATGAGATTGGATATAGGCATATCGTGCTATAATAACCCTGAAGGAATCCAAGCGGCAGTAGAAAATATTGTTCTAAATTCCACCTCAGAGTGGAGACTTCTCCTCGTTAATAATGCTTCGGAAGATCCTAGGGTTAGAGAACTTTTAGATTTTTATGCTGCAAAAGATTCTAGAATTATCCCAATGCATTTAGATGTAAACATAAAGTATTCTGGTGCAGTTAATAAAATATTAGAATGGGCAGAAACAGAATATGTTGCCTATTCAGATAATGATGCTACTGTTCACACTAAGGGCTGGGATGAGATTATGTGGGGGTACCTTGCTAGGAACTTGGAGCTAGGAATGGTTTTTAGTGGTGGCTATAATTCTTATGAAATAAAAAGAGACAAATATACAGAGTGTCTATGGGGCACCGGTTGTTTCTGGATGTTGAAAAAATTAGCTATGGCTGACGTAGGATATTTTGATCAAGAGATTGGTCACCAAAATGAAGTCGACTATCAAACTAGAATGCGTCTTGCCGGCTGGAAAATGGGTGTAGCTAAAGAAGTGGCGGTTCATCACCTTGCTAAGCAGACAACGGATCCTGAGGCTCACGCTAGAATAGGTCGTGGCGTTGTTGAATGGATGAATAAGTGGGTGCCGTACTTCTGCGGTAAAGGGATGAATTACCATAGCACTAATGTTCTAAGATTTGAAGATTGGCCATGCAATGCACTGTATCTTGAGGAGTACTGGAAGATAAGAATGCCTGATCTAAACTCTAATCCAGAGGTTGTAGTTCTAGAGGGCAGAGAGTATGATCTAATAAAAGTTCCAAGATATAAAGATTTTTATAAAGGAAGAATAATTTAAATGAGATTAGAAACTATCCCACAAGGTGCAGGCACAAAAGTTGTAATTGGTACTAGAACATATCTTGGTCCAGATTGGATTCATATTGATATAGATCCAACGCCATTATATGATAATGCTAATAAAACTTATGTGCCAGTTGATGTTGTTTGCGACGCTAGAAAGATTAATCTTCCAGATGATTTTGCAGACATAGTATATAACTCCGAATGTCTCGAACATTTTCCATGGAAAGAATACCAAGCCGTTTTAGCTGAATGGTGTAGAATCGTTAAGCCTGGTGGGATGATCAGAATTGAAGTTCCAGACTTCTTGTTAGCCTGCAACCAAATATTAAACTGGGATTCACTTGACGGTGATCGTCGCATGCAGCAAATCTTTTTTGCGGAACAACTAAACCCTTTTGACTTTCACTTCGTGGGCTTGACACACCGAATGCTACAAGATGATTTTGAAAGAATGGGTTTTGAAATATTAGATGTTAAGCGTGGAGATGAATGGGGCTGGCTTAAGGTGGACGCTCGTAAACCCGTGTTATAATATATATTATGAACTGGGATTATGTAGCACATATAATTAGAGATATATTCCCACAAAGAATATTCACTACTTTGTATGGCCGCAATAAAGAACTGATAGATATTTTGCATACGCCAGAACATGGTATCGGTGCATTTATGTTGCATACTGAAAGAGAAAAATATTTGTCTAATGACTGGTGTAAGTACTGGGAGGCTGGTGTTGACGGTGTGTATTTTGGCGAATCAGTTTGTGACTTGTTTATTTCTTTTGATTATGATCCAGAACTTTTGAATGATGATACTGATATGTTGGCTAAGCAGGTTAAAAACTTTTTGAAGCCTGGTGGTTTTGCAATGATAGTAAACCCGGGTATTTGGGCAGATGATCTTGGAAAACATTTAACTATTAATGCACAAGTGGAAACTGAAATTAAAAGATACTCAATGTTTAGTCAGCAAGATGTTAGTGTTTATGAAAATATTTGATTGCTTTACATACTTTAATGAGCAGGAAATGCTTCAGATTAGATTGGAAGAGTTGGGCGATGCTGTTGATTACTTTGTCGTAGTAGAGGCATCGCAAACTTTTACTGGAGCTCCTAAGCCTTTCTATTTTGATAATCTTCCTAACTGGATTGATAAATGGAAAAGAAAAATTATTAGAGTAAAAATAGATTTCTCGGCCGAAGCAAATAGCAGTTGGCTAAAAGAATATTATCAACGCAATGCAATAGCCGAAGGGTTAACTCTAGCAGATTCTGAAGATTTTATTATAATTTCTGATGCCGATGAGATAGTTAGTGCAGGAGTTATTGCAAATATAACTTCACTTGATACTCCAACAAGATTAGATGTAAAACAGTATTTTTGGAATTTTCATTGGCAGGTGCCAGCTCATTGTAATCAGGGAGCTAGACCTGTTATTGCCCGCAAAAAGAATCTAGATGTAAGTTGTGCCCAAGATTTAAGGGCTAATACTTTACCGTTAGTGCCCGACGCAGGGTGGCATTTTTCCTTTTTTGGAGAAGTAGAGAAGATAAAGAATAAAATAGAATCTTTTGCACACACTGAATACAATTCAGATGAATACAAAAATAGTGAAGCCATCTTATATAGGGTTGAGAATGGGATAGATCCCTTTGATAGGTTCCCGCTAAAGTATTATGAGATAGATAGTTCTTATCCAGAGTGGGTATACAGAAATTTTAGATAACCTTCATGCAGTTGGGTTACTATTATTGTAGCCAAACTATTAAATTAAGGTTTATTTTTTATGGGCGTAAAAAAACCATCGACTTCCGGCTATACCAAGCAGTATATAAAGCTCCCATATGCTAAAGATGGCGATCAAAGAGAAGAAGATATGCCTGCTGGCGTCTTGGGTTCCAACGGCACATATGCTCATACCATAAATAATAGCCCAATATTTCCAAAGAACGGTAAAATACAGGGCAGCAAAAATTGGTATGCTGTAGAAAAAGCGTGGGACGACATGCTTGCAGCTATGGCTAAAGCTAAACTACCTGGTCTTACACGCTATAGTGATGGTTATCAAACTTATGACCAACAAGTTACTAGTTTTTTTTCAAAAAATTCTAAAGTTCTTCCTGGTCAACCAGGTTATCAGCAGGCTACAGCTTTTTCTACTCCGGTTGAAACGAAAGTAGAGCTAATTGGTTTATCTAGATTTGGTTTAGAAGTTACTGTTTTTACTAGATTTCCCCATAATTTAAGTAGTTCTATGGTAGGTAAAACTGTTAATTTTGATATTGACGCTAAAGATTTCTCTAATGTTAAGGGTAATACGGAAGGTCATGATGGTTTAAACTATTCAGGAAATCATAAAATAAAAAAAATAACAAAAGATAGTATTACATTTAATTTAGTTTCCTATTCTTTTATACAAAATTATATATTTTTTGGTTATCCGTGGAATAATGTCCAGCTACAAAAATGGAAGAATATTTGGGAAAAATCAACTCCAACAGATACACAGAAAAAAAATCTCAAAATTACAAAAGTAAGTATAGTAGGTTATGTTTTCTTTGACGATAGTACAGTGCGTTTTAAACCAAAACCAGATCAATCAGGTAAATATAACCCCTTGCCAGGGCAAAGTGTCTTTGGCACCGGGTTAGTTATCAGTCTTTTTAGCGGTAAGTCCACAGGGTCCAATAAACCAACTTCTTTGGCTCAATTAACTTGGCTTAAGAATAATGCTTATAAGTATGGTTTTGCTTGGACATATGAAATACCCGAAACAGATCCAGAGTTCTTATATACAATTCATTATTATAAAGGTCTTGTTAAACCAGATTACCTTACTGGCCCTTCTGCTCCTACTACATTACCCGGTACAATTTGGAGATATACTCCTGGTAAAGATCCAGAAACAGTCACTATAATACCTAGCACGACCACTACACAAGTACCTAACTTATTTACTCCCGAAAATAACCAGGTTCCTACTCCTAAAATTAAAATGAGTAATAATTTAATTAAGTCAACGTATTCTTTAAAAATATTCGGAAACACAACTACAGAAGCTTTATTAGTAGCTAGAGAAATGTCACAAATTATTGGTTATAGAATTTTTCCTGGCAAAGGGTTTGGCGATATAGCACCTGATAAAGAAGGTTTTAGTCCAGGTGGCGGCGAGTTTGACACTCTAACTAGAGCACGTTTTGCTTGGCATAATCCGCCCTCCGACTCCGTCACTACAGATAGTCAGGTAGCAGAAGGATTTACTAATGCAGTAAAAATCGCATTACCTAGTTTTGGTAGCTTTGGCTACAAAGATGTAGATGGTTTGATCAAATTCAGTTCAATATTTTATTTAAGCGAGTACGCCGAAGCGGCAAGGGAATTAAAAATTATTTTGGAAAAAATATCAAATAATAAAAATTTTAAAGTAGATTTAGTTGAAGTAAAATCTGGTAAAATGTCAAAGTTATATGGAAAAAATGAACACTTGCCTAATGTTATAACTGATACAAAAACTTATAATAGCATAAGTGATGGTGTTAGTTATATTAAGCCACGTGGTTGTCAAATTAATAATTTAAACGGTTTACCTAATAATCTGGGCAATAAAAGCTGGGAGCTTTATGGTTCAGTTTTACCAATACCTTGGCAAGAAAGTCTTGGTGGAAGATTTACAATCAAAGATATATTTGTTGGGGGACAAGAAACCTATGAACCATTTGCCAATGAAAAAACTGAATGGGAAACATATATAAATAAAGAACCAAGAGAGCTTTCTTCTTCTACCCCAAGATCAAAAGGTTATGGACTTCCTTATATCAGTGTAGTAGATGACAAACCTACAAAAATACTATGGAGTAAAAGAAAAACTTACAGAAGCAACAACCATTCACGATCTAAAATGATTCTACTAATTGGTCAAGATTGGGAAGGTGTAAACCCAGTAGACAAAAATTTGTTATTACCACCATCAACATCTTCCAGCACAACTATTCCAAGAATAACAACAACCACCGTTATACCTACAACGACAACTGTTCCGCCTCGAATACCTACAACGACAACGACAATTGTTACACCTAGTTCATCGACTAGTATCGTAAAACCCAAAATTATTATACCTGACATAAAGCCTGCAGATAGATATGATCCACCAACAAAACCAACAATTCCCGATGTTAATAGTAACACTATAAAAATTCCTTTGATTATAGGCGATAGTATAGCGGTTGGCATATCTGATAGATACGATGTTTTAAATCCAGAAACAAATACAGGAGAAATAGTACCAAATCCATATTCAGTAAAAAAAGCTGATAACGGCTGGGACGGATTATTTCAATTAACAGCGGAAGGTTTGCCAGCTGTAACAACTAGAATAAATCATTGTATGTCTTATTTGGATAAGAAAAATTTGGCTAAAAATAGAATAGTTTGGTTATCAACTGGAGCATCTAATTCGTCTGCGGCTAGTAGCGCGACTATATTAAGTTGGGTTAAAAGACAATTTGATTTACTAAAAAAATATAATTCAACAGTTTTTGTTTACGGAGTATCTAATCAGCTCGACGCAAAGTATCCAGAGAAAAAAATTAATAAACAAATATCAGATACATGTAAGCAGTATGGTTATACATATATGGGTGGTTTTGACGCTCCTGGAGATGACTTGCACCCTTCTAATTACAACAATATCGTTGATGCTCTAATCGGGGCAATTCCGAGTGGTACAGTATATGTTCCACCAACTACCACTATACCAGCTCCGACAACAACAATACCAAGTACAACCACTACTGCTACAACAGTATTACCAAACGGTTCTACCACGTCTACTACCAGCACAACAGTGCTACCTAACGGTTCGACTAGCACTACCATCACAAGTTATAACCCACCAAAGATAAGACCCCCAGATCAAAGGTATGGTAGACAGTACGACCCTCCATCGTATGTAGTTACCAATACCACCACAACACTCCCCAACTCAGCTGTGACTACTACAACAGTTCTATCTAATGGCACTACAACTTCCACTACAATTTCTCCACCACTTATACCTTCAACAAGTACAACTGTTACTCCTTCTACGACAATTCCAGTTAATGTTATACCAACACCAAAGATAAGACCCCCAGATCAAAGGTATGGTAGACAGTACGACCCTCCATCGTATGATCCTCCAGCTCCATCTATACCTGAACCAAAACTTTTATCCTACGAAGTAACTTCTTTCAGCACAGACTCTGATCCGACTAGAGTAAATATTGATGTTAGAGTAACATTAAAATTTGATCAACCCATGCAAGTGAATAGGGGAACAATTAGTTTTGTCAAAAAAAATACTACAAAAGCTTTAGCTAGAATTGATGTCACAAGTTCTGAAATATCTTTTCCCGACGCTAATACAATAGCTATTGCTCCTAAAAATGTTATGCCTTACGACACTGAGATAAGTGTTATAATTGCAGCGAATATATTGAAGACAAAGTTAGGAAAATCTTGGCCTGGTAATTTTGGTAATAATGCAAAACAAATATTGTTTATTACAATTGCAGATCCAACTATTGCGCCTCCAGTAGTCCCACCTACGGTAGTTCCGCCTGTTGTGCCACCAGTGGTCCCTCCAGTGGTCGTACCTGTTGTTCCTCCAGCAAAACCAAAACCAAAACCAAAACCAGTGCCAACACCGGGCCTTCCAATTTCACCCATAAAACCAGTAGTGCCTGAGGTGCCAGATGTTACTCCACCAAATGAAACAGTTATAAAACCCGGCGATGGAAATATTATTATAGTTGACCCAGTAGAAAATGAAAGAACACTACAATCTAATGATGGCATTTGGATAAGGGAAGATATTTTTTCTGGGACTAAATTTAATGCAATTAATCAAAGTATGACAGTAACTAGATTTGCTCCGCATACGTCTTGGGCTCTACAGTTCAACATGCTTGATGACACGGGTGTAGTAAAAAATATAGGTAGGATTGGTTTAGAGAGAAACGCATCCAAATGTATTGGTGATCCAGAGTCACCATCGGTATGTTTTTTCTCAATTTATGGCGGAATAAAAACATTGCCAGATTCAGCAGTAGATAGATATAGGCAAGCTCCATGCGAGTCTAGGGTTACAGATTACGGTCCTGGCATGTCGTTAAGAAACAATTTAATATGGAGACCTGGAGATCTTTTTCAATTTAGGGTATCTTTATCACTTTTGCAACAGCAAGAGTATGTGGTTACTTCTCAATGTTTGTCTACTTCACGTCCTATAAGTCCAGCTTTTTCAGATACTATATATGAAACTGATACAGATAGAATTTATATGTGGAATGGTTTGGAATGGTTTTTAATTGCTAGCGCAACGTTAAATATAATTCAGGCAAGAACTTTTGAGAATATTAATACTTTTATAATAAATGGAATTTGGTGGTCTGGTTTGGTTTGGAATAAAACTTTAAGAAGGACATATCCTTTAGGGAATATATTTGTCCCTACTGACTATACTAATATTGATGCCATAAAAAACTTTGTTAAATATTCTGGTCCAGAATCAAAAAAATCAAATGTTGCTGAAAGAAAAGCTTCTGCTAATTTTATTTCTCCAATAGGTTTTAGTTTAGATGGTGCAAAGGCAGTGTATAAAGCAAAATGAATAAGTCTTTTTTAAATCTTCCTGCTCGCACTTTTGCACCTCCAACAAATATGGGTAAAAATGGTTATCCAAACGACAAAAGTCTTGTTTCTTATAAAAAAATTGCATTAAAAGGAGAACCAGCAATAAAGTTAAATAAAGAAGCTGGAGACCAATTTCTAAAGCTGCAGAAAGACTTTGAAGACCTATTCGCTATCAATCTAGTTGCGTCATTTGGCGGAGGTTATGCAGACGGCCAGGTAAGAAAAGCTTCATTTTTACAGGCTTACTCTACCAACCCAGCAGCGTTTCTTGCAAGTGTAAATAAACAAAATGATAAAAGTAAATATTTTAGAGAAGATTCTGATACTTTTAGGAATAACTTTAATGCTCTTCCAGCAAGCTCTATATATTCTCGAACCAAATTACAAAACACAGGTCTTAATGAACCGTTGATTGTGGATGGAGAATTTAGAGGAGTACCCCCTTATGAAAAATTACATCCCGCTGTTTATGCACTAGTAAAAGCAGAACACGATAAATCTCTTTCTGGACATAATTTTTTAACTAACAGTTATATAAAATTTTATTTTGAAGATGGGAGTAAAGAATCTAATAAATGGTATTACAGTAAATCTGTACGGAACGGTAAAGGCAACACCGGGTAATAGTAAGCATGGTTGGGGATTGGCTTTAGATATCCACTCAGATAAAATTGCTAGAGTGGTAGCTAATCAGGGCGCAATGCAGTGGCTCATAGACCATATCGAAGATTATGGTTGGAGCGGGGAAAAAGGGGTAACGGACAACCCTACCGCGAATGATAAGTATCATATTATTTATTTTGGTTTAGGGCAGGTAAAAAAAATGAGTGTTGATTTAAACCCTGCTACGATAAAAACAAGTAAAACTGTTACCCCTAAGACGACAACTCAAAAATTCAACCCTCTTCAACCGCTTACTATTGCTCCTAAAGTTATCCCTACAGGTCCAGGAAATTCTATACGTCTAGTAAAAACCACAGATGCAATTATTTCTCTTCCAGTTGCATATAATATTGGTCAAACTGGTCCTGGTGGTGGAAGAATTTTTATTACTCCATCAACTCCAGGTAATACTACTGGAAGATATTTTGAGGTTGCGCCAAAAAATTGGTATGATGGAAGTAAATCTCCATACTTAAAAGCAGCTTGGCGTAATGATGGTCCTACCGTAAAATGGGCTGTTGGTGTTGGAACTACCGCAGTAGAAATTGGCAGAGGATACCAAAATACATTAGCTATAGCAGCCAGGCACGCAGTAAGTGCTGCAGCATATTGCCGTTCATATCGTGGTGGTGGAAAAACAGATTGGTTTTTGCCATCAAAGAATGAATTAAACCAACTATACATAAGCAGGACAACTATTGGCGGTTTTTATAATGAAGTTTATTGGAGTTCTACAGAAGGTAATGCAGACTACGCTTCAAGTAGAGATTTTTTGACTGGTGTTGCAAATATAAATAACAAAATTAACAAGAACCATGTCCGTCCTATACGTTCTTTTCCTCCAACCGAAGTAATTCCTCCTGGCGCTACACCAAATTATTCGGGCGCTACACCAAATTATTCGATTGTTAGTACATATATACCTGCAATAGTTACGGATAGTAAATCAAATAATTTTCTTCAACATTTGCAAACATTAATTGAATCATCACCCGATCTTGCTTTAGACGCATTAAACAATTATGTGTCTTCAGACATTTCTCAAACAGCTATAGATATACAAGTAGATTTACTTAAAAAGGCATCAAAAGTTGGTACGACAGTATTTAAATTTCTCACAGATTTATACTTAAGTACAAGTATAGGTCCAGCGGGTGGAAAATTGTTTAGAGATTTAAAAAAACATTATACTCCAGATCCAAGTATAACTGCACCAGTTACAGTACCAATTGATGGAGGAGGTAGTGGTTCAAAAGTAGTCAAATTAGCTAGTTTTGAGTCACGAACAGTTCCTTCAATCCCAAGCATAAGCAATTTACAAGATCTTTCTCCTAAAGTTTTTCAAGTAGCCGAACCCTACAGGGGGTCGGATATTGGAGGATTTCTCACTCATGATCAATTTTTTAACATGTTGATTCATCCTAGGATTGGAAATTTTGGTCCAGCCTTAGCTGCTATTCTTACTGCTATAGCATCAAGAGAAACGGGAAAATTAGGTCTTGGTACACCAGAAAATCCTGATCCTCGTCTTGGTATAATACCTATTGGCTTAGCGAATGGTTCATCACACCTCGGTTTTTTGCAATTTAGATGTCGACCTCAAAATTTGGATGATGATACTAAGTCTTATTCTAAGGCTGCTGGATGGATTTCTAGTTCGTTGTATTGGTTTGCGCCATACAGTGCCAATGGTGAACTAGGTAGCACAAATCCTATTTTATCTAAAAAATATTCTTGGGAAGCATTTATCCAAGATCAAAAAACTATTAAAAAAATAAAAGATATATTAAAACCAGATCCTTCAGGTAAGACTTTTAAAAAACTTAACAAAAATGAGATTAGCAGCGTAAAAAACCTATTTCACAAAAACATGCCGCAAGTAGAGTATCAAGTAGTAAATGGCATAAAGGAAGAATATTATACTCAACAAGATAGAATAGAGTCGTCTGCGCTTGTAGTCGATTGGGCTAGAATTCCAGCTAATCAAATATTAATGCTGAAGTCTAAGTTTGGTTTAGCGCCAAAATTTTTCCAAAATAATAACCCTGTAAATTTTCCATATTTATCACAAAGTGGGTTAGAAATAATGACGAAGAAACAGGCTATAAACTTGCCTGAGGATTACTTCTTGCTTAAGCATTTCAATATGCCAGATGGCAAATGGACAACCGATGTAGAATATTCTACTGCTAGAAATGTTTTAGCAAGGAACGCCAGTAAAGTAGATCCACTTAATGTTATGTCCTCTGATCAAGCCATTAATTGGGCTAATAATCAGTTAGCAGATTTTGCATTGTGCTTAAATAGTAGCCGCAAGGCACTCTATAATCTTTGGCTAAAATCTTAAATAATTTCGTTTAACTCTAGTTACTATATATCTCATAACCTTGGAGGGTGAATGAGCTTTTTTAGTACAAGACGTATTAGATCTATGCGCATACGTAAGGGCGCTTGGATATTGGCTCCAGCTTTTTTAATATCAATGTTTGTGCCTATGGCTACCCCAGCCCAAGCATTGTCTCCTGTCTTTGAGTCAACTGCGGCAGCAAAGGTAACCCTAGGTTCGTTGGCGAGCCGAACCCAATGCGGAGCTCTAGGCAATCAGGGCATTGGGCCATACACAATGACTGGCACCGATGCCACATCTGGCAGTTCGTATTCTTATGTAACCGATAAGAACTACACACAAACAGCGCAGTTATACGAAGGTCAAGAATCGCCCACCCAGAACCTGTCTTACACCACATCCACAGGACAAACATATGGCGGACGCAGTCAAGTAATTCAACTTGTCTCTTCGGGCTATATTACTTACGGCAATACCTGTAATAACCATTCAACATACGGTTCGGCATTTGGGCCAGAAATATGGACCGAGCCGTTCCCTGCCACAGCGAATCAATCAATTTCTTTTGACTGGGCTGCCGCTGGTGGCGGTGACGACTACGAAGCATACGGATATTTGGTTAAGGTTTCGGCAAGTGGAAACACATATGACTACGGTTCTAGTTCTACTTCAACTCTGGTTTCATACGGACGTGGGCAAAACCAATCGTGGGTTACATCTAGCGGAATAGTCCCATCTACTGGTTATTACAGATTTAGATTCGTGAATGGTTCCTATGACGCAACTGGCGGTAAAGCCCTTGGTGCGTCAATGTATATTGACTCGGCAATATCTGTAGCCAGCGCAAACACTATTACTTTTGCTCAGCCTTCCGACATAGTTACATCTTCATCAAACCAGACATTTACTGTCTCAGCCACTGCCACTTCTGGGTTGTCGGTTACGTTTACATCTAGCACTACAGGTAAGTGCACCGTTGGTTCATCAACAGATAGCAGTGGAACTTCAACCGCGACAGTGACGGTGTTGGCTAGTCAAACAGGAACTTGCACCATCTCCGCAAATAGTTCTTCTAATAACTCATATGTAGCAGCAGCCACAGTAAGCCAGTCGTTTACCCTCCTTGCAGGGTCTACGGCTCCAACAACATCTGGCGGAACATCAATGTCTGGAACTGTTGCTTACGGGAATACTCTGACCGCAGTTGATGGAACCTGGGGTGACGGTGGGTCCGCCGTAACTGCGACAACATATCAGTGGCAATCCTGTACTCCTTCTTCGTGTACTTGGACAAATATATCTAGCGCAACATCTTCAACATACGTAGTTGGTTCGGATGATGTCGCAAAACAGATACGAGTAGCCGTAACTAAGACCAATTCAATCGGTTCACTAACGGCAAACTCGGCTGCGTCAATCACTGTCCCTGCTCCAACATCTGTCGTTGTTGCAAATCTTTCAGATACTTCTGACTCAGGTTCTTTGCGTTGGGCCATAACTACAGCAAACGCTTCAGCCACTATTAACACGATTACCTTTGCTTCAGGAAACACTGGAACAATCACTCTTACTTCTGCCCTGCCTGCAATTTCAGACAACTTGACAATCACTGGTGCTGGTTTGACTTCCACCATTATTGACGGCAACAATTTGTATCGCCCATTCAATATCTCGTCTGGCAAGTCGCTGACGATTTCTGACATGACACTTAAAAAAGGGCAAGCCACAAACGGTGGTCTTGTGTATAACGGCTCAGGCACTTTCTCTGCAACCGATGTTCGCTTCACAGGAATGACAGCAGGCTCTGCCGTGTTTAATAATAGTGACTACTCTGTCTCTACTCTCACAGATACAACATTTGATTATCTATACATCGGTATTGCTGGAGACTATGGTTCGACGCCATCGGCTTTAAGCCAAACGGATTCCGATTACACAAACCGCACATATGTATATGATTCGGTTTTTTCTAATAATACTTATGGAATATCTGGAGAAAGATTCTTCAAAATAAACAACACCCAATTTATTAGCAACACACAGTTTGGTGCAGAACTAGGCGGTCTCAACCGTCAGCAGGTGACTAACTCAACATTTACTTCAAACGGTACTGGCTTGTACTTCTCGTCATGGATTCCAACAGGTTGGGCTGTGGGCGCTGGCAACCAAACGGTTTCAGGTAACACATTCAATGGCAACACCACCGCTATTCAGTTTGCAAACAACTGGAATACCGGCTCTTCGATGTACAACGGAGTAAGTGCAAACTCTTTCTCCACTGCAACAGGAAACACATTTGGCGCTAGTACTTCAAACGCAACAACATTTTCTGGTTCTGGATATGTAGAGTCTGGGAACACAATTACCGCGGCGTACCTTAATGCGGTCACAAACCTGACGGCTGTTGCAAACGTAGACGGAAGTGTTGACCTTGACTGGGATGCATCAGCGGCAAGTAATACTGCTATCTACGCTTACTCGGTTAGTTTCTATGACCTAACCGTAATTGGTGGAGCAACTTCGGGTGGCTGGGGAGTTTGGACCAACCAAGGAACCAACTACTCGTTAAGCACTGGAATGTTCTCTGGAAGTAATCCCGTCACGACTGGATACGGACCTGTGCGCTTTGGTATTAAAGCGGGAAATCAAAGTTGCTTTTCTAATCAGGGCGTAGGTTCATGTGTGTACGGTCCTGAAGTAACTGTTGATGCAACCGTTCTTGACCCGACAACCACTTCATCTACTACCACAACTACGACCAGTACGACCGTCGTTCCTGTCGTCGTGACTCCCCCAGACGGTACAACAGTGCCACTGCCGCAATACCCAGAGCCTGAAACAGAATCCACAACGGTGCCGCTTCCCGTAGAAACAGGAACTGGAATTGAATTGCCAACAGAGACAATTCCAGAATACTCAGAACCAATTGAAACAGAACCCGAAACGGTGGTAATAATAATTCCACCAGATGATTATACCGTCGTCGACATAGAAGACAACGAGCCAATCACGACAGTCATATTGGACAATATTCTTGAAAATACGTTCACTACCGATATTGAGGCTGACGAGGTTGGCGCTGTTCTTGACACACTCCTTGGCGCAGAACTCACCGACACCCAGTTTGACAATGTTCTAGAAGCCGTCTTTACCGAAGATGTTTCAGCAGATGTATTCACCGAAGCACTGACAACGATGCTGGATGCAGACATCACTAGCGAACAGTTGACGGCAGTTTTGGATTCTGCGTTCTCGGAAGAAACTTCTGCTGAGAACATGGTGTCGGCTTTGGAATCAATCTTTGATGGTCCGCTTAGTTCTGGCGACCTAGACACAGTTATGAATGCAGTGTTTGACGAGGACATTTCAGTTGCGGACACCATGACAGTTCTTGGAGACTTGCTTGAAACAAACCTAAGCATGTCAGAAACAGAAGCAATCTTTGACAGCGTGTTTGACGGTGACCTATCTGATGCCGAAACCATTGAACTCATCGTTGATGTTTTGGCAGACGAACTCACCTCAGAGTTGTTGAACACTGTTCTTGGTGCGGTCTTTGACGAAGAAGTAAGCAACGAGGTTTTGATTGAAACTTTCACCGCTGTTTTGGACAATGAACTGAATGCCGAGTCAGTCGGTGTCATCGTAGATGTGTTGGAATCAGACACAATCACAAATGACCAAGTATCACAAGTCGTTGACTTGATCACGGGTCAAGAGGGTGGCATTGATCCAGGTCAATCAGCTGAGCTATCTGCAAGTCCTAAAGTTCTAGAAAGCATAACCCCAGATCAAGCTACGGAAGTGTTTGCTGCTTTAGATGTGGCAAACGTAACACCGGAACAAGAAGCTCAACTGGCAGAAGCTCTTACTAATGCACCAGACGATATTAAAGATGCTCTTGAGCAGGAAGTCGATATCTATGGTGAAGGCTTTGATGACTATGTTGCCCTTGGCTCCCAAGTTGACGTAGGAGCTCGTAGAACACTTATAGCTGCCACTACAGCTGTTGCAGCAATAACGGCAGCTGGGGCTGCTACAGGCGGTCCTGGAGGCTCTGGAGGCTCTTCTGGAGGAGGTAACTCTAACGGTCCTAGCGGTACTAATAATAACGTAGCTAAAAAGAACGAAGAGGAAGAAATGGCTGGGGAGATTGCCGGCCCAGGAGATGATGAAGATAGTAATTTTACAAAAAATAGTATATTTAAATATTATATCAAGGAGGGTATAGAGATGAAGGAATTTAATTGGTTAGGTTTTGCTAAAAAATTATGGGATATAACTGCTGGTCTTGCATTCACATTTGCAGGTAGCGTAGTTGTTTACTATACACTTTCTGGAACAACCCAAATGATTGCCTTAGCCTCAACCGTAACTGCTTGTGTGGTACACTACACACATCAGATACTTAAAAAAGATGAGGATTAATTGAGTAAAATATTATCGGCTAGCAAAGATGAAAGAGTTAATAATATTAAATTATCTGTAGAAAATTTTCTGATTGATATATCCAAACAAGAGCGAGAGTTATTTACTCACCAAGAAATAGAAAACATATTGTTGGACATATACAATTTAGCTAGTTGCTAAAAATCGATAAAGTCATTTTGGGCCTAAAAATTTTTTTCCCAATTTTACCTTATATAGCAATTTATTCCTGATCGTCAGGAATACCGTTGCCATCATTATCTTTTCCGCCTTTGCCAGTAGCGATCATCAATCCAGCAAGTGTGCCGGTAATGAATGTGGCGACGCTTGAAAGAACACCAAAGAACATCTTGTCGTTCTCGGCCTGTGCTCCAATCGGTTGGGTAACAAATACAAGAGCGTAGAGTATTGCTCCAGTTGTCATCAGGAGAACAACTCCCAATAGACATCCAATAACAAACTTTAGGCGGGCATCAAGTTCTACCGGGGTCAAACGCTTACTCATGGTGCTGTGGTCTCCTGTGTTGGGCAGGGACACGGAATAGTCTCCTGCGTTGGGTCTGGAACTAATTCTGTTTCACTTGTTTGTTCTGGAAGTAGTGGGTCAAAACCAAGAAGGGTCGAGGTGCATGAATTGTCGGCCAGGCATCCGGGTGGAACGCACTCAGGCTTGCCAAAATTATCTGGGTCTTGGCATTTGTATCGATAGGAATCGCCACAAGAAGTGGTACCTAGAATTAGCAGGGTGACTAATAATAGTTTTTTCATTAATTATTTTTTACTTTTTTTATCGACTATATCAAAAACTTCATTTATTTCTGCGTCAGAAAGAATACCGTCGTCAAGAAATTCTCTTGACAATCCCTCTATCACAACTGCTACACCAGCAATTCCAGCCATAAAACAGGCTTTCCAAACAGGTACTCCAGCAACTGCTCCAGCACCTATTATGCCGAGACCAGATGCGGCAAAGGTTGCAATAATTCTATTTAAGATATTCTTTATTTTGTTCATAATTCCTCCAATATAATATTACCTATAGTAATAGGTTTAGTCTTAAAGGCTAATATTAATTGGGGCTAGGTTCAACGCCAACAGATTTTAAAAACTGATTTTCTTTTTCCCATAAGTCTTTAAAGAATTGATTATAATCAAGCAGTTCAGAGTCATAAACATATTCTTCTGGTTTTTCAGGGTCGTAAAAATTTTCTTCATTCATACCATATTCCTTATGGTTCTATGAAAATGCACTCGCCAGGACATTCCTCGGCGGATTCAATAACATCTTCAAGTCTATCGTCCGAAAAGTATGCTAAACCAGCTGCGCCTTCTGGGTTTCCCACAGATGAGGCAAATATCTTTTCGCCTTCTCGTACATATGCTAAACCATCGGGCATCATCGTAAACACATCTGGTGCTATTTCTGCGCATAGTCCATCTCCAGTGCATAAGTCTTGATCAATCCAGACTCTCATTATTTATTTGTAAACCTATTCTTCATCTGAATCTTCATCGTCATCCTTAGATGATCCCACAACTCCATCGGGTATAGCGGCTAATCTACAGTACCCTCCAGGTTGAATTCTTTGTTTAATAATTTTACAAACGGATGCTGATTCATGGAGAATACAATTTTCGCAACGTACTCCAATTTCGTAATTTTCATTTTCTGCTTCAGGAACGTACCCAACCCAAATCCCGTTACCGTCGTTATTTGAAAGCTTACCATATTTTTTTACAATTGCCAATAAAGAATCAGCAAATTCTCTCTCAGCTGGGGCTACTGTGCCCTGCATGGTCCCATGTTTCATCTCGTTAATATTTTTAACTAACGATTTTTGATAGTCAATATCTGAAAGCCAGTAATTTCGCATAATGCTATAGTACCACACTAGCCTTAGCTATGCATCCGCGGCTACAATAAAGAATATTTTGGTCTTCATAAACAATACCCTTGCCCGTTTTCTTGTTACATGTAGGGCAGTTATTAAACGTATCTCTTCCAGTTGCTATATATAGTGTAGCTTTACCTGGTCTATCGTCTTGTTTAACTTTATTACTTGAATTAACTTTTGCTGGTTTTTTGCCGGCCACGATACACCTCCTAGATGTGTTACTATTAACGTATAGTAGTAACCCTGTAAGGATTCTCATGGCTAAAGCATTAGGCGCCGGTATGGCAGAGGCGAACCAAAAAAAAATCAGAAAGCAAGAACAAGCCAGGGAAAAAAACGCAGCAGCCGTTGCAAACAAAGCCGACAAAAACGACCTAGCAATTAGGGCTAGAATTGAAGCGCAAAGGGCCGCTAAAGCTCAAGCTAATCAGCCTAAAGCCAGAGTAACTAGAAGACAGGGTAAAAAGGTAAAGGAGGCTTTTCCTGAAACGCAAACAATTGATGAATTTTTGGATTTACAAAAACTTACTGACTCTATAAGGGTGCGGAAATCCTGTAAATTTTAGTGAAGAAACGATAAACATTGCTCATAGTGGAATCACGTCCACTAATTCTTTATCCGCAAAGCTTGCGTCTATGAGTGATGAAAGATTTGCCATGTACCAGGGGTATGTAGACGATTTAACTTTACGCAATTATGGGTATTCACCATCTGGTATAAGTGCAAATGGAGTCGAATCATCTTTATCTAGATTAAGATCTAATGTAATCGAAGCAAGAAACGAAGAACTAAATAAATATGCAAGTAGAAGAAGGCCGGTTGGTAAAAGAGTAGATACAATTAGTAAAAGAGTTGAACCCAAAAAGGGACCGTTCGGATACATGAGAGACGATACTGGCAAAATTGTCCCAATAAATCCTTATCCACCAGAACCTGCTGGAATTCCGTTCGAATATGGAAGTGGAACTCATCAATTTCCTTCGCCGCAAGATGTAACACCGGAAGGTTTAACAGCTAGATCGCAAGAGTTAAAGAACCAACTAACAGCAGCAATACATTCTGACCCTGTAGTTAATGCTACAGAAGTAAGCGAAGATGTAGTACGCGCAGTAAAATCTACTTCTACTTCTATTTCAACAAAAGCTAGATTAGCTGAAGATACACTTAATGCAATAGAAGTTGTCCAAAGTAATAGGCTTGGTTATGCAGCAGTTGCTGCTGGTGCTGGTGCGTTAGTGTTGGGACTAGGAGCAAGAAATAGAAAGAATTCTAAGAAGCAGCTTTAGCTTTAGCTTTCTTTTTGCTATTTTTTTTGTTACGAACTCTAGATTCCTCTGAGCTCTTATCTTGGTGATGGGCTTTACATAAGACTTGGCATTTGGCTAATTCTTTTTGTCTTACTTCTTTTCTGCGGCTCCAAATTGTTGCTATTCTAATTTTGTTTTTACTTGGGTCTATGTGGTCTATTTCTAGATTTTCCCAAGTGCCACAAACTTTACATGGACCATTTTTCTTCAGCCACTCGTTTCTGCGTAGCTGTAGCCAGGTTCTCTGATACTTTTTTTTGTAATCAATTTTGTTTAATTTTTCTTCTTTTAATGATATTAATACTTGTCTCATATTTTCCTTCTTTACATGGAGCGGTTGGAGGGAATCAAACCCTCATTTCGTAGGTCGGAAACATACTCGCTTTGTCATTAAGCTACAACCGCAAAACTTTTAGTGTCCGTATGGTCTATCCAGCATAGCCCAATCGGATATACTGACTTTATCTATTATACCGTCAGTAAAACGAATATCATACTCTAACCACCAATACTTTTCTTCTAATGGCATTTCTATGTCAATATAGCAAAAAACATGTTGATGAATATATTCTTTTTTGTATCCTGTTTTATCCAAGGATAAATGATCTTTAACAAATACTTCACCATGTTCATCTATTAGGTAATGGAACAGTATACATTCTAAGTCTTTAGTTTGAAAATGATTTGCTTTTATACCTTGTTTGATGAACGGTATTTGTTCTTCGGTCGCATTTTCCGGCATTGGTAGATCATATTCTATGTCTACATAATCAAACATTCCCATAACACACCTTAACCCTATGGGTGGAACCAACATTTATTGATTCCACCCACGGAGAGCATCTGACTTCGTATCAACAGTATATCATGTATTGTTGCGATTTAAGGCACTAATTTAAAAAAATTGTAATAATTTTTGAGTTAACATATTTTTTTTTAATTTAAAGCGGTTTTCTCCATTGCGAGGGGGAATGGTTATCTTCTATTGATTCTTTGTGTTCTTTGTCTTGGTACAGTCTAACGATATGCAGGCATGGGTCGCCTTCGTACATTTCTTCTTCTTCACTCAAAGAGGCTGGAAGTCCATCATGTGTATAGCAGACTGCTGGTCCACACCAATTGCTTTCAAGGCCAATCTTGATCCATTCGTCAAAGTCCATTTTATCTGTCTTTAATTGATCGCTGGTATGCATCACGGGTTCTTTGGTAAAACTTAAGGTCTACGTTGCCTGTAGCAAACTGATCTATAAGCTGCATCATGTCCTCCATCAGATAAGAATCTTTATTTCTTAGGAAAGTTTCTGCTGACTTCTGCATTTTCATTCCTTCGTATTTTGTTTGAAGTTCTGAAAGGGTTTCTTTAAGTTTCACGATTTCCTCTTTGTTCTGTTCCATAATTAAATGATAAATAATGGCTTGCTGCCGTATACTAAATTAAACAATAGATATAATAATTCTTGAATCAAAGTAAGAAAAAATCTAAGATCCTTAACTTTGGAAAGTATTTTCTTAAAATTTTCTTTGCTAAAAATATCATTTATAAACTCAGTAATCATGCTCATATTAAGCCCTTTATGTAGTGGAAGGAGTTATGGAAGTATAGCAGGATATTGTAAATATTATATATTATACTTCTTGTTCCCGAACTAATAAAAGTGGAATACAAGTATTTCTTTGAAGCCTACATTGGTGAGTAGGTGCTTCTATTAAACCAACAAAAGTTCTAAGCTTCTCTTTGCATTGGGGGCAATGCCAATTGTTCTTACCAGTGTATTTTGATTGCTTCACAGTGGTGTCAATTGCTTTAAGGGTTGGTCTTCTTAGGGAAGGGTCTTCTATAACGATTCTAGAGGCCTTAGGAGCTGTCTCAGGGGCTGCCAGGCAGTTAGGGCAAAGGCGAGGTTTACGTCCTCGAGCTTGTTCACGCTGCCAAGAACAAGCACATGTTTCGCAAGTTAAAGTTTCTTTAGACATTATTAATCCTTAAGTAATTGCCAAATAGTATGCTTTGGATATTATATATAGGTAAGAAGCAAAAAGCAAAAAGTAACTATTTGACCTGTTCCTGCACATAACAGTGAAATGGAAAACCTGTATATGGATCAAATTTAGCAGCTATAGTCAAAGACTTTAAAGCATTTTTTTTAGCTTGAGGAACAGTTAATTTCTTAGTAGTAGTTAAAGCTTGAAGAGCACCCAGAGCATAAGATGATCCACTGCCAAGAGCATACAGGCCTGAAGCATCTGAAGCCCAAGAGTAATCGCCATCTACAACATATATCGATCCATGTATAACAACTAAGATCTCAGAAGCTTGTTCTGCCATATGTTCTTTATCTTCTTTATCTGGTATAGCATATCCTTCATGTTCAAAACATTCTCTAAGAGCTGGTATAAACTTAGCAGTAAAAAATTGGTCTAACTTTTTACCTTTAAGATTAACTGCGGGAACTGGCGGTTGAAAAACATGGTGGAGAATATTAATAGCTCTAACATCTCCAGCAGCACCGAGTAGGTATTTACCATTTATAGCAACCTTGCCAGATCCCTCTTTTAGGGTTGACACATGAGAAGCAAAACCGGACGAATCCATTGAAGATATACGAGAGTCCACGCAGATCATAGCAAAAGTATCGGTCTGTATGCCGATTATGGTAGTCATGCTAACAGTATATCATCTTTATCATCTTGTTGCTCATAATAAAAAGATCCAAAAACCTCAATAGCTATATGGTTTATATCCTTGGGGGAAGCAGTAGGTAATGATTTTTGTGGATACGATTTATAGTTATTATTCTTAAACTTGTTCTTGTTTCTTTTCTTCGACATCAGTATGAATTCCTTTAATAGGATAATTTATTCTTTCAGAAACATATTTGTTGCGGATATTTTTATTAAAATATTCACCAACAGAAATAGACTTAATTAATCTATTATATACATCTTGAGCTACTTCATAATATATCCATGTTGTGCCAGAATTAAATTGTATATATAAGCATTCAGAATCTTCATCCCAACTAGCGTTTATGATAAAAGAACTATCACGATAAAAATAAGTTTTAAGACTCATAGTTGTGCAAATCCCTTGTGTATTGGTCGACATAAAAATGTATATCTAATATATCTTTAGATCCTTCTTGTCTAGTCAAATGATAAAAACCATTTGTCCAGAGAACTCCTTCAACAATATAACCAGGCTTATACACAGAAGGTATCCTACTTAGATTGTAACATGATCCATCAGAAAGCATTTTATATCTTAATACATCTAGTGGAATACTAGAATTTATTGTCTGATTAAAACCTTTGTTAATGGAAATTTGCACCCTAGCATGTAAAAGCGAAAATGTTGTAGAAAGATCTAAAACTTTTTTTAAACCATATTCATTAGATGAATAATGATAATAAAGTGGAAATATACTAGAAAAATTTTCTACTAATTTAAAAGACTCAGACTCAATTAAAGTAGAATCTATAGCATGCAACAATTCAGGACAGTGTATTACAGGCTGCATTAGAGTAACTTAATATTGAATGTTAGAAAGTTGTTTTTGTTCACGGGTAAGCATCTTAACATACAATGTTTTTTTCTCTATCGTAGAAAGAAACTTTATAGCATTAACACGCCATTCGGACTCAGAAGTTCTAAAAGAATTCATAGAATCTTTATCGGTTCCATTATTAACCATGTCTAATAATTTAGATTTTTTAGTAGCACTTCTAGAAGCTAAATGATATTCAACACTTCTTCTAATAGAAGAAAGGCAGTATAACCATAGTTCTAGATTAGACTTAAGAATGTTAACTTCCTCTGGAGATGCAGAATTTTTAACATCTTTAGTTACATAATCTTCAAATTGAGTTAACTCTTGGGAACTTAAATCAGCGATAAGAGATTGAGAAAATATTGTTTCCTTCATCAGATAACCTCTTTCTTAGCGGGGTGTATAAATTGATAAGCTTGAACTATATCAGAGCGGAATTGTTCTATGGCAGTTGCTCCAGATTTTAGAACGTATCCAGGTGAATACGTTGGTAAAATAGGCCAATAGCCAAGCCAAGATATATTACCCCTATATTCTTTAATTTTTATTTCTGTTCCAAATAAAACAGAAGATGGTAAACCGCCCATTGTAATTATAAGTTTAGGGTTCAATACTTGCAATTCAGTATGTAAATAAGGAGAACAATTAATAATCTGTTTATTATCGTACTTGCCAAATTTAGGGCAACGATTTACATAAGTTAAACATAAATCAGAAGATTTAAATCCGGCAAGCTTTATAGATTCTACCATTAAAGTTATGGCTTCAGATTCTATAGAAGGAGAATCAGCAACTATAACTACATCTGGATTGGAAACATTCCATTTGGGCAATTCTGCTTGTGCTGGGATATCACACTTTTTACAGTTACGTGTGACAGTATGTAATTCTTTTACTGTAATGCCAACTTTTCTCGAAGTAAGCTCAGAACGAAAATCCTGAAAGATGGTATTAACTTCAGATTCAGGTAAATGTTTACCAAGATAATCATATACAGTTTGAAGTAAACTAGTTTCAGTAAAAGATAAATACATCCCAGAAGACGGTCTTAATAGACTATCGCCTTTGTCGTTGAGAGCTTCTTGTATGAGAGAGTTCAGCGATTCTTCGCTAAACTCTTCCATTAAAAGCTATCTGGAACAGAGTTTTGGCTTGACGTATCAGCTGTTGTAGCTCCAGCAGTTGCAGTTTTTGCACCAGCTGTTCCAGCAGACAAGGCATACGAGATATGCTCAGCTACGATTACAACACGATTCTTATTCTGATCGTCCTGCTTCCATCTTTCTTGAATAAGGCGACCAACTATTTGAAGTTTGCCACCTTTTTTAATCTTATCAGCTTTGATCTGACCATGAATGAAGGTAGCATTCTTGCTGGAGAATCCAGTGTTATCCTTAAGATAATAAACAATATCAAAGTATCCAGAAGTATTATCTGAACCTTTTTCAGAACCAGCATAATCTACTGCAAGTCTAAACTTTGCAATTTTATCATTTATTAACTCAACGTCGGTTACAACTCCGCCGGTAAGATTTATTAAGTTGCGTGGATCTATCATATTATTTGTCCTTACTTTCTGTATTGTTATTGAGAATTGATTTAAAGTTTAAAGATATTTCATCTAAAAATTCAGTAGATAATCTTACCGCTTCCATGGGGCCATATTCTATGGTGTAGTCATTAAAAAGAGAAATAAATAAGTTATATATTCCAGATTTTAAATCAAGTACAGTATCAGTGGATACCTGCTCGTTTACTTGCGCGACGAGGCTGTCGATTTTTGTGTCTTCATTAAGATTTTCCATTTTAAGTTCTCCTAGATAACGCAGCGTCAATCATTTTTCCTAGTTGACGTACATCTTCAAAACCTTTATCATACATAATAGAAATGATTGGTTTAGGATCAATATGGTTATATGTTATTAATTGAAGATTAAATACATCATTTAAAGTATACACCCTATAATTGTTTAGATCTCTTTTAGGAACAGGATATTTAGTGTTCTTTTCTCTATTAGAGATTGTTAGTGTAGAAACATTTAATATTTGTGCAATCTCTGATCTATTAAAAATGGGTTCAGTCACAGAACTTTTAGACATTTTATCTACCTTTACTTAAGTTTATATAAGAAGATAATAATAGCACCAGACAAAAAAGATGTCAAGTTTTAAAGCGTTAAAGATTGATGAGCGGCAACATCGCGCAAAAGATTGTGCAAGGGACCTTTAAGTTCTCTGTTTATTCCATCTATTAAATCAGGCATTACTTCAGGGTAGCGGTATTCGGGATATCTATTGATTGAAGAAAAATCTATTTTATTGTTATGAGTAAGCCACATAAAATAATCATTAGAATCATATCCTTCATTTTCAACAATATCTTCAACATCTTCTTGTTCTATGTTTAAATAATCAATTAAATATTCATTAATATAATCATAATAGTTGCAATGCTCGGTATAATTAATTCTATTAAAGTTTTTAGAATCACCAGAAATATTTGGCCAAGTCATATTGCATACGTCATGAAGGGAAAATCCTTCCCAGCAAGAAAGTAGATAATTAACCTGAGAAACTGTAGCAGCATAAGAATTAAAATTTTTAGAAATAAATTTTGCATCTACTTCAGATTTGTCCCTATTCTTAAACAGGCCAGAAGAATGTTCAATTTGGCTAGAGGCACTTAAGCAGGATTCGGTTAAATCATGATTAGTGCCAGAATTCCAAACCCAGTCATAAGCGCATGCCATAATGCCCGATGCATCCTTAGAATATCTATCAACATCATCCATATTATCCATTGAAGGAGAGCAAAGAAGGGCATTGGTAAAAAAGTTTGGAAGTGGTGGCAAAGACAATACTTGGTCAAGAGAAACTAAGCTATTATTCATGAAATACATTCTTACTTCATATGTATACATTTCATTATTAAATTTAACAAAATATAATTGCCAAGGTATAGGAATGCGAAAAATATTCTGTGCATCTTCGATACCTAAAAACTCGTCAGGGACATTGGCCTTATCTGTGCCAATATAAAAAACATTCTTAAAAGTTGGAGGACGTTCAAAAATTAAATAATTGTCACCAATCATTTTTACACCTGGTTGAAGCAATCCGGAATGAACTTTTTTAGTCTTTACTGTATTAAATTCAGAAAAAAAATTATCGGTATAAACCTTAGCTAATTCCGAAATTGTTGTAGTGTGCATATGATATCTATCATCGGAAGAAACATAGCACATACTATCAACAGTATTTTCAGGTGATTTATGTGAAATAACATTATAATGTGGGTTTGGATCTTCTAGTATAATAAGAGCCATTTCTACTCCTTAAGTTAAAGACGGTTCCTGAAAATTATATATACCCTGCAAATATGTTGTAAGAGGATACTGTGTAATGTGACTAAAGTATCTAGTGGCAATTTTTGGATCAGCAGAAGATCTTTCTATCAAAGATTCGTAAATAGGAGTTATAAAACTTTTTGCATTATAATTTACAATAACATCAAAAGTATGATCTTTAAAATTATAGATAAAAGCTATTTGAGAATCTTGACTATTTATGTTGTCCAAAATAATTTTATTTATCTTTTGAAAATTTTCTAAAGAAATTACTTGATCTAAAACATGATGTCGAGAGTATGATGAAATAAATCCAGGAGACAAATTTGTTATGTAAATATGAAATTTAGAAGATTTATATTTATAATCAAAATTTATATCTTTATTTCTATAAAGTGATTTGATAGAAAAATTAGAAATTGACTTAGATTTTGATTCTTCAGAAAAAGAATTAATAATAGTATTAATACTTTTTTGAGGTAGATGTACGTGAGAAGACCCCTTAAGTATATATAGCTCTCTTATTTTTTTCATTTCAGAGATTAAAGAAAGTTTCTGTTCTAAAGTAAACATAGAATAAATTATAAAGTTTCTAGCAAACATTTTCTCTTTACTTAGGTTAGTTCTTGAAAATGAAAAAGTATTTTCAAAATATCTTTTATATTTACCAGTAAAAGATCTGGGGTATTTAGCAAAAATAGATTTATAAAAATTAGTATCCTGTATAGGATTCCTGAATAAGCTAATTGTAGGATATTCTTTGCAGGCTTCTACTTCTGAGCTTAAAATGCTAACATTATCTAACAGTGATAGCATTTGAGCATCAAGGTCAGTATTCCAACCACCCATCATATAATTGTTAAATATATAATTATATATATAACCAATATTTCCATTGTCAAATAATGAAATATCTAGAACATCATTAAAGTCATTAAGCGAACCAGAAAAACAAATTCTACCATCACTATAACTATTAGGATAAAAACAAGGTACAAGAATATCATCCAAAGAATTAATCGGACCATCATTAAAATATAGTTTTACTCCAGAAAAATCACCAAAAGCTAAACTATTAGCATTAAAAACCATAACTGTCCAAGGTGCCCACATAGTTACTGGATGCATTTTAGCGCTACCAGAACTAGCTGTACCTAAACGAAAATCGACCTCAAATTGAAATGGAGGTCTTTCAATAACATATGTGTTTTCCTTAGAAATATATCTTACTGCCATAGGGTAAACAAAATCTTTATAAGTATCTTTAGATCTTTTATTTTTAAGAGAATAAAAAGAATCAGTAGAAATATCAGATTCATGGATATAAGTCATTTCAAACAATGCATGAATATCTAATTCTTTATCTTGAAGATTAAGAGAAATAAAACTCCTACAAAGATCATGGAATGCCGCGTTCTTCTCAAACTGTACAGAGTATAAAGAAGTCGTATCTGCATCGATTGTAATCAAATTTTTCATAGAAACCATAGTGAACCTCAGACTAAAGAAAGAATGTAACTTTTATTTTTACTAATAGCTACATTGCTAGGGGATATGTCTTTGCAAGTTTCATATGAAGATACTATTTCGTTAAGAACTAAAAGAGCATTTTCAGAAAATTCAGGAGTATCATCAGACTTAATGGTATAATTTATTTGGTTATGAGTTAAATCATACACTTGATATATTGCAATGTTATTTGCGAGTTTAGAGTATCTAAGTTCTAAGTCTAATTGTTTTTCTGTATCAAAATTTAAAGAAATAGATTTTATGACATCATAATTATATTCATAAAATGGGCACTTAGAAAAATTACTACTTGAAGTATTAGAAGAATATCTGCATGAATGAGGAACAGTCTTAGAAGTATAAACTTTAGAATTTGAACATATAGTAGAATTTAATGGTATATTAGCAAAGTGGTAATTAGGAGAAACAACACCTTGGCCAGTAAAATGTTTACATATAGGATAATCAATTAAAGTTTCTTCGATGTGGAATATAAGAGAAACGTCAAATATCCATCCATTTAAACGGTCGTCAACATACCTTTTAACCCAATGAGGTAAATTAGTAATATCTGCATTAGGGTTCTTTATAAAACTAACATCTTCATTACCCATAACATACGTGCTGTATATCGTGGCTATTGATTCAGATGCACTCATTATCTTTGAATTTTGTGGCAGATTGTGAAACAATGGCAGATTGTGAAACAATTCCCCACTATTAAAGAAGTCATAAACAACTTTATCGCTAGGTATTTGATCGTAATTTTTGTTAATGTAGAAATTAACAGTGTATTTATCACCGTGTTTAACAGTGAAAAAATCATTTCCTAATTCTGTTGTTTTTATTTTATACATAAAACTCCTAATATTATATGGTTATATTAATGCCAGCTTAAAAGGTAGCCGTTTAATCCTTCTTTTTGGTCTTTATCTATTGTTAAACTTAAAGTACTGACCGCGGCTTCAAGTTCTTTAATATATGATGAATAAGCAATATTATCTTTAATGAGAAAATCCATATAAGTTAATATATCTTTAAGTGCAATATTTGTGTCAGATTGAACAGATTTTTCGGGAAAACAAAGAGAATTTAGTTTATCTAAATCTGGCTGTTCTGGATTATATTGAGACAGAATACAAGCTTTAAAACTACTAGCAGAAGAAGGATCATAAAGATCCACAACAGTATTAGGCTTGTAATCAGAATGAGAAAATAGAGTAGAAATTAAAGTATCTTTAGCAGAAGGTAAAATATCTTTAAATAAATTATTGAAAAATTTAGTAGAAGTATAAGGATATACATATAAAACCCGTCCTGAATAGGTTGAGTTGTATTCATTAACTACTTCAACATATTGTTCTTTATCAGAGCAGGAAATCTGTTCTACATAATTTAAAATACTAATATCATTTTCTATATGAGCTTTAATTAAATCTATTTTTTTAAATTTCCACAATACATAAAGAGGAGCGGTTAACCGAGTAGCTCCATGTAATGTAGATAATTGATTATTCCAAAAAGAATTAAAAGATTCTTTAGTAGAAAAATTAGTAATAAGCATATTTATACCTCAATAGAATAAAGTTCAATTTTTGATTGTCTAAGAAATACTAGAAGAGAGCTTTCAGCAATATGTAAAGATCTAAAATCTGGATATATAGTTTTGATTATAGAATATATTTTAGAAATATATAAAAAATTCTGTAGCAACAAATAATTTTGTTTATCTACAAATAAAACGCAATCGTTTTTATTACTCTGTGCTAGGTAGCTTTTCCTTAACCAAATTCCCAAGGGCTTTTCCAAGTCCTGGATCTTGGCTGCCCACAAATCCTGTGGATGCGTCATTCATCACCTCTAACATTTGTTGGCGGCTTATAGCTAACTGATCATAAAAAGCTTTTTGAGCTTCTGGAGAAGCAAAAGCAATTTGTGCCATAAGTGCTTCCATCATAACAGCTTGTTCGCCGTATGCAAGAACTATGGTTGCTATTTGCTGTTCATAAGAATCTATCTTCTTAAATATACCATTGAACTGGCTTTCAATTTCACTATTGATTTTCTTGTAGATATCTTCTACTAGAATATGCAAAAGATCTTTGACCGCAGTAAAATCTTCTTGTTGATTTAAGTCGTCCATATTATATATTGTACCAATCTGGGTTATTAGTTACGTGAGAAGTTAAAGAAAGTTTAAGTATAAAAGCTATACTAACTACATCCTGCCTAGAAACCTTTATGCTATCAACAGAAACGGGCGAACTCATATTAGGTATGAAGGCACCACTTTCTGTTTTGCGAGCTTGAAAATGGCCACACTTCCAAGCAAAAGAATTTTGGTCATAAGTCTTATCAGAGTTCTGCCAATAATGTGATTTAAATATTCTAGATATTGGCTTAGAATCAATTATGCCACCACCATAAGAAACAAATCCTTCTTCAGTAGGAATGCCACCTTTATCATTCTGAGGAAAATTTGTTTTTGCGGTACCATTAATAATAGAATCTAAATAAGCAGCAAAATCTATGGCATCAACAAAAATCATTGTGCTACCAAGAAGCTTGCCATCAGGAGAAGTTTTACCAATATCAATCTTAAATTTTAAACCCTGATACCATGGCTTAATAGAAAGGAATCCACTTTGAGTTTTTGAGCGGAACCACTTCTTATAGAGGTCTTGGTCGTACTGCTTAACATCAGAAATTGATTGATTGGAAGGAGTATCTTTATCTATTTTGATGTTTTCAAGTATTTCTTCTATATTGGCAAAATCTATTTGGTCTGACATTTTAATCTCCTATATTTTCCAAGCTGACTCTAATTGAGAATCAGACTTTCTTCCGGATAGAATCAGTTTAGCATCGTTTTGCTGTTCTGTCGACGCCCAATCCCATTGTTCCATTGCATATTGGTACATGCCTTTAATCATATCTCTGTTTTTATTCCAGAGTATATTTTTTGTTAACGGAATATACTTCATAATATCAGCTGTATTGATAGCTCGTAACTCAGAGGAAACAACAAAGAACTTGACTTCTTTAATTAAAGCTGATAACTCGGCTCCAGTAAAGAATTCAGTCTTTTCAGAAAGAATATCATAATCAAATTCATGGTCAGTCTTAATCGATTGAAGATAGATTTTAAGTATATCTTTTCTTTCCGATAAAGAAGGAAGACCAACAAAAACAATTTTGTCAAAGCGATCAGCTCTTAACATTTCTGGTCTTAAGTTTTCAATCTGGTTAGCAGCACACATCAAGAATGTATCTTCTGGAAGTTCTTGCAATCCAGTTAAGAACTCACCATGAACACGGTCAGTAGTGCCAGCATCTACGGAAGAAGAGCTTGCACCACCTGATAAGTCTCTGCCAAACTCGTCTATCCAAACACATAAAGGAGTCATCATCTTTATCTGCTTGAAGACTGCTCTCATGTTTGATTCTGATTGACCGACAAAAGAATTCATAACTTGGCTGATACCAGTGCGGGCCAAATCAAGACCCAGCTCATGCGCAGTAGCTTGGCAGATAGCAGATTTACCAGTGCCTGGAACGCCAACCATTAATACTCTTCTAATCGGAACAACACCATAAGACTTAGCCTGTTCTCGGTTAGACCACAATGCTTTGGTTCTTTGAATAATATCTTTGATATTATCTAGGCCACCGATGTTAGCAAAAGATATAGATGGTTTAATAATCTCCAATATTCCAGCCTGTTTGATCTGAAGCATCTTTTGATCATAGATATATTTTGGATCAACTTTATTTGTTTGAACAATAGATTGAAGACATAAGTCAACAAATTTATCTTCAGTTAATCCTAAACCAGCTCTAACAATTTCCTTAACAGAATCTTGTTGGACAAACCTTCCAGCAGAAGATGTATCTATATGATTAACAACAGTAGATAGTTCTTCAGGGGTAGGATAAGAAAACTCTATGTTCTTAAACATATGAGTATATTCTTCTGGGCAGTCGATAGAAGAAATGAAAAGGATTTGATTATTAGAAGCAGAGACATCGTCTAGCCAAAAATTTGTACGATAGTTAGAATTTAGAAAAGAAATAAAAGGAATGTAAGGAGCTAATGCTTCATCTGGTTTCCCTAGTAGATTAGAGATGAAGGTTATAGGCTTTTCAAATTTTGTCTTCATTAAGTAATCCATAGCAACAGCAGAATTAAAAGTAGCTGTTGGAACTATTTGTTCTGTTTCTGGATTTAAGATATCAATTAGAATAGTTTTCCAAGTACCTTCAATATATTGGGAAAAACCTAATTCAAAATCTATAGTAAAAAAAGTTCTAAAATCATATGTAGTTAAACTTTGGATTGCTCTTGTTGACTCAGTGGTTTTAAGCCACAAAGATGGATAACCTAATTTTATTTCATTAAATAACATTTTGTCCCCTATTGGATAGACTTAACCCTTTGCAAAAAAATGTGGGAAGATATTCAGCGGATTAGAATATCTTCCCACAAACCTAAAGCTGAATGTATCAGCCCTTTTCTCCAGCACGACGGTGGAACTCTACGTTGTCACCTGGTTGGATAACATAATTCTCATCGAGCTTATCCTTGCCCTTATATGCAACGGAATCAGTTGGGATGCCCCAAATTTTCGAAAACTGTTCACGAGCTTCTTGAACTGATTTGCCAGCTACGTTTGTAGGCTGATTGTAAACACCGAATCTTAGATTGGCCATACCTGCAGGACGAGCTGCAGAAGGACCAGTTGATTGATTTTCCATGATTGTCTCCTTGATTTTATTGTTGTTTTTATTGTTAAACTGTTACTGGAATAGAAGTAAACAATCTATTATATGGTTCAGATTTTCCAAGACCTAAATCAAAATAGATTTCTGTTTCTTCAGGACTTTGATCTAATACAATTGTTTTCTGTACTCGACCAAGTATTAATGCAGCTACGGCCATATTAGTGGCAAGTAATTGAGTGCCACCTTCTATCTCCGAACGCTGTTGGCAAGATAGCTCACCAGGGTTTTTATCTGGTGGGTTTTCGTATTCTGGATGAAATGCAACTGGATGTTCAGTTATCTGCTTACCATCTCTTTTTTGATAATGATAAACAGAACCAAATAATGCATCATCATTTCCGCCAGTAAAAACATCTACATTGTTTAACCGAGAAGCCGAATCAAATATTATTTTACGAGCTGCAAAATTATCGACAACCGCAAAAACAATATCTCCTTCATTAATAAGATCTGAAGCTTTAATTTTCGGAGCGTCTTCTTCAGTGGTGACTCCACCAAAGTCTTCGGATACAACCCATTTAGGAATCGGAATGATGGTAGTATTTGGGAACTGCGGTGTGAGCTCGTGCGCTTTAACGACTGCTTTGTTGCCAATTTTAGTAAATTCTTGACGTTCTTTATTCTTCTGTTCATAATTATCTCCATCTACAATAATAAGAGCGGATCCAGGAAATTTCCATTCCAAGAGTCTAACTAATCCAGCGGTAAGCCAAGTACCTATACCGCCAGCACCAATAACTATAAATCTTTTAGTTGTCATAATATTTTATCTTTCTGATTCTGCTTCAAGTGTAATATAAAGACTTTCGTAACTTGGACATGGAGAAATAGAATTTGAAACTTCAAATAAATCTAATAAACCGTTTTTAGTAAAATCAACTAAAAGATTTCTATAGTCTGGGCACAATGATGTATGGTAATGAACACATTCACCGCAAACAGTGTTTGGCGAATACATTTCTACATGCTCAGTGTACTTTTCAAAAAGTACTAAATCTTCTAGCAACACAGATGGTTGACAAAAGCAAGAAGCTATATAATCTTCCATGGGTATATTGCAGCATATTGTGCGAGTGCCATCATCATCATATAGATCAGAAGCTAAATGAACATAATCTGAATCTTTTTCGTAAGCATAATCTGTAGCTGTAACAATTTTAGGAAAAAGATCATCGGAAAAATTCATCTTCATTAAATACTGTTCAGCTTTATCATTTGAGCCAAACAAATAAACAATAAGAGAATTTTTATCAATTTTTCTAACTTGACAATATTTTTGGAACTTTGAAGATATGTCATGTATGCCATCAGATTCCAAAACAATTGGAATATCACAAACACCACATGAGCCAGAAGTATAATCTGGCATATCTAAATCAAAATCGCAACTTGGACAAACAGAAAAATTACTATTTCTTGGTTCTACTTCACCTATTACAATAGAATTAACTTCTAATGTACTGATCATATCAGCCCAAGATTTATTTCTAGTTGTAGCCACCCCAGCCGTTGTATGAGTTGTCCCAGTTGCTGAGTAAATTGTTTTTGTCTGTTGTTGATATTGGGCCTGCGCCGAAGCCAGCGGTATTGTACCCCCCGCTAAAGGGGGGAGCGCTTTTTTTACTTTACCGGACCATTCTACAACTTCGGGATCAGGTATTTTTTCTACAATGTACTCCTCAAAAACATCTTGAACTTTGAGAGAATAAGCTGTGCCTGACATCTGAAGTTCCATATGATATTGGGTGGCTCCATGATTTATGCTTTTCTGCCAACCATAAGTTATGTGCAAGCCGTCAAAATCTGATTGATCTTGATGATCAGTGCCAGATGCATAAGCAGACATTTCTGGATGTGAATGAACAGAACCAACTATCATAACATGTTCTGGTTTAATCTCAGCAATGCTGTCAGCATCATACTTGCAATGAACTGAAGTATTTGTTTGTTCAGGAACTAGAATGCCCCAACCATCAGAACCAGTTTTATTCATATCAAAAGTAAGAAGAACTATTGATTCAGTGCCGTGCTGAGAATGGACAAGTCTAAAGAATTGATCCATTTTTTCCACCAATACATAAGGTATAGGTGGCATTGTATATTCACATGCTTCCTCAAGAGAAAGGAAAGTATCGGGAAGTTCATCGGTTGAAGCTTCAACTACTCTTCCAACAAAATTGTTTACAACCTTAAATAAACAAGATTCGTATGTTACTGTTGGCTGTGGGGGTGCAGTTGGAGCACCTAACGTGTAGGAGTTGTATGCTGTGCCAGAAACTACAGTAGTATTTTTTGGCGTAGTGACAACTGGTGCTTTAATAATTTTTTTATTAGAAAGTAAATAATAAATATTAAAACCCATGTTTTCAACTATATCGCATATATTGTCATTGTCAGCGATAAAGCATGGGACTCCTGAAGGCATCCAAAAATATTGTAGATCTTCAAGTGATATTTCTTTTTTGTCAGACATATAATCTCCTTAATGGGAATTTATTGATCGTTATTTTTAGTTAGAATGGTTCTTCGTTATCAGATGGGGTTACTTCAGCTTGATTATAGATAACATGTGAACAAGTTGTACAGGTCTTTTGGGAATCAACTCCCTGAAATCCTGAAATAATTGTATCTACACAGAATATAGAATCTTGAGAAGGCATAAAACAAGAGCACTGATCACAGCAGTCGAGATGGGTTTCATTTCCTATACCAGAAACATCTGAAGTATATTTAGGGTAACAATTTTCGCAAACTTGATTTGGTTCAGAATCGTCTAAATCAATTCCACCAATTTTATCCCAAACATTAACTACCAATTTTACTTTGTCTATGCTTATATGTACAGACTCACAGTTTGTGCAGACTGCCCAAGGATTCTTAATTGCTGATATTAAATAATATTCATTTAAAAGCGTATCATAAACAAGATCTTTGTTGGAAGGATCATAAAATTTCATTGCATTTTTAACATAAACATAATCCATGCCATGATTATTAACACAGTTCATGCAAACATTAGTTTCGCTTCCGTTTTCTTGAACAATAAGTTCAATATGTGGGCCACAATCACTAGAGTTTATCCAAGTTTCGCTCATTGGGCAAAAGATATCATTATCTTGTTCTTCTGATTCTTCGTCTTCATTATCTTCATCTTCGTCAAATAAAGAAAGAGGCTTAACAGGTGTGACGGAAATAGTCTCTTTGTAAGCAGCGCTTGAAGAATATGGATCTATGCCAGAGAATGTAGTTAGAGAAGAGTTGTAAGATTTTACAAACCAATTTGTAATCTGGCTGGTCTCTAAACTTAAATCGGGACGGGTTATAGCATTGATTGGTTTTGGCAAAAATGTGTCACCATAATATGCACTGTAATTACCAGTGATTGCATCAACGAGGGTAAGAGGGTAACCATCGTTATAATGTTTTTCTTGATTATCTTTATCTTTGATTAAGATAGGTAACCATTCAGAGGCATCTAATGTCCATTCATAGCCTTCTGATTCAGATTTTTTTTCCCATCGCTCAGGTACAGAAGTGTATCCAGGCATTTCGTTTTCAGCATAGAATCTTGGGCCATCGGTTTCGCTCATGTTGGCGTCATTGTAAACTTCAACGCCTGAACAACGCTCAAGAGCCCTGTTCAATCTATCGTTGAAAGACAAAGCAGACCAATCTTCATTATGGTACAAGCATATCCAACCAACACCATTGCCGCGGTAACCTTTGCAGTTTATGTTGGGAAGATTAACATGGTATAACTGTATGCCTCCATGATTTGCCGGCTCAACAGAGTAAAATGTTCTAGCGCCTAGTAGGTTATTATCTAAGAAGTCAATAATAACAATACGATATGGTTGAGCTAGATAATACTTCTTGGCATGGGGGTCCCGCTCTGAAGCACCCCAATTAACATAATACATACCAGGTTTATATTGATATATAACCTGAGTATGGTTTCCAGCTTTCCTAATTCCTAACAAGCCAGTACCATCAAGTGGCAACAGTCCTGTATCGAAATAAGCGTATTCAGAAAACGATGCATAAAAAGAAGCTATATCTTTATCGGTAACATGATCTAAATTAAAAGAATTAACTTTAGATCTAAAAATTAAGTTATCCTTTTCTTTAACGAATGCGTAAGAAACTTTGTCCATAATATAAATATCCTTAAGTATAAAAATTAATCTTGAGTAAAGAACTTTTCTAAATCATTATCTATTTCTTGATCAAAATCGCCAAAAGCTAAAGCAAACCAATTAGGATCTGATTCGGCTGCTTCAATAACTTTAAGTTTATTATTCAAAGATGCATTAACTTCTGCTAAGTCAGCAAGTCGATCTAAGGCTTTAGATAATTTTTTTAGTTCAGGCCTAGAGCTGGTAACATGAAGTATGTAAGAAAGAATAGGTACATCATCTATTGTAAAATGATTTACTATTTTATCTATTCTTTCCTTTACGGCATCGCGTTGTTTCTGGATGTCGTCTTTACTTTTTGTAACCATATCAAATGAAAAGTTAAATTTATTAATCTTTTCTATCTTTTTATAATCTTCTGAGCTCATTAGTACTCCTAGATAGATTGGCGGTTTTTAATGAATTGCTTTAATTCTAAGATTGACCACCATACAGTAGCCGAGCCAACAGCTATCTTTGATAGTATTTTTATCAAATAGGTTTCTGATCCAGAAAGTAAATTTGGATTGGCTTGAATATCAAAACAGCAATCTTCTAAATATGACTGTAATGATTTAGGAAATTTATTTGTTAAAGTGCTCGTATTTGTATCTGTCGGTTCCATTGGTATCTGCCTCTTCTGTTATTTTGTTTTTGAACTTGTTTAATATAAGGTTTAACGAATCTTTTTCTTCAATAAGAAAAGAAAACTGATTATTAAGTTTGTCTTTTTCTTTTTTATTATTAATCAGTTTTAAAACTAAACCTGTTAATATAAAAGGAGCAATTATAAAATACATAATGTATTTTCCTGTTCGTTTATTGAGCGGTATTTTTTACCGTCAGAACCAAAATAATTAAATACAAATTCAGATATAGAAAGAAGCAAAAAGGTGGAAGTTGGGATGGAAGGAAAGATAAAGGAAAGAAAAAGAAAATACATAGATACCATAAATCCAGTGATAGGTCCGTAAGCTAATATCTTTTTCTTCAAAGAATTTGATAGATTACGCATATTGGGAATGTGTGTAATACCCAAAGATATAACTGGAAATGGTATAAAATAAGGAAGATCTGAATAAATGTTATTTATCCGAGCAGCAAAATAATGACCTAACTCATGACAGAATAATACCAATAAAGCAAAGTATACAAAGCTAGTATGAAAAATTGTATAGTTTATTGCAGCGACTGCAGAAGCTGAAGCAATCATTATAAAGAATCTTTTTAATTTTATCTTTTTCATAATTGAGACACCTTTACTGGGCTAAGATATAATTGTGATAATTTATCTGTATAGCTGGAATCTGCAAGAGCCATGAAAATAGATTCATACATGTCCTGATGATACCCTTGAATACTATTAGGTATAGATTCATGGATGTCATTATTGCTAGGTTCTGGATTATCTATTAAAGGATGTGGAGTATAAGATAACTTTTCTACTAAATCCATATATAAAGATCGCTCATTATTTAGAATATGATTATTGATATCTATATTGGTTTTGATGTGAATTTTTATAAAAGTAGAATCAATGTCCAATCCTATTTTAGATAAAAAAGATTTAAAATCTGAACTTATAGAAGAGTTATTTTCGGAAAGAAAAGAACTTTCTATAAGATATTTTATATGTAGTCTTCTAATAATATTCTGCTCTAAATAATTGTACATATATATAAGAGAAAAATTACCATTAGTCAATTTATCTAACGTTTGATGTACGGCTTTATGAAAGGATATAGTAGTGTTTGATGTACGGCTTTATGAAAGGATATAGTAGTTGGTTGAACAAATTCTGTGTACGCTTCAAGTAAAGATTGAGCAAAGCGTATCTTCAATGTAAATGATCCTATAAGATCATTATCTTTAGAGCTATCTATCCGTTTACTAATGTCTTGAAATATATCAGAATTAGAATGATCGGAATTAGAGTTGATAGGGTTGATTGGTAACGAAGATGATTCTTGAGATGGGTCGTAACCAAAGAGATCATCATCGCTGGCAAAAGATTCGCTGGTCATGTTGTAGCCTATCTTTTAGAAGGATGTGTTTTTTTAGAATTAGTATGAATCTAAACTTTTTGAATTAATAGAAACAGAATAATAGTCATTATCTATAATCTGTCTAGCATCAGACAAAGTAAGTTTTTTGGGTTTTTTCTTAAAATAATTTACAAGAATTACATTACGTTGATATTCGGTGGTGCCACCCCATATGCCTATGGAATCAGTAGCGTAAGAATATTGAAGACATTGAACTTTTACAGGACAATTTTTACACACTGAAAAAGGTTTAGCTACATTATTATCAGTGTATCTATTAGGAAAAAATATCTCTAAATTTTCGTTACGACATGAAGACTGGTTCATCCAAGGTTGTCTGCTAATAAGCATGTGAGGTCCTTAATATTAGTACTGCACCGGGGATTTGAACCCCGCAATGGATGTTTATAAGACATCTGTGTTCGACCAGCTCACCCGTGCAGTGAGCTTTATATTCGATCAAAGATTCCTATAGTCATATTCATAACTCCTATTATATCAGCAAATAGAGAAACCACCACAGTTAACTAGAAATTCAGCAAATTCTTGAAGATTTTCTGAACTGAAAGGGTAGTTTGTTTCAAAAGATTTAACTGAACCGGAACCAGAACAAGAATTGCATAAACCGTCAACATATGCATCTTTTCTGATACCGGTAGATTTACAATATATGCATGGTTCAAGCGGAAGAC